GCCAGCAGCCGTCGTGCCGGCCGCGCCGCCACCGCCACCGCCCGCTTGGGTTAGTATGTTGTTGTTGTTGGGGGCGGTCTGCCCGCCGACGACCGCGATGATGCTCGCGCCGCCCGCGCCGCCCGCGCCGTCCGCCGCGCCGGCAGTGCCGCCCGCGCCGACCCGAATGTAGAGCACGTCGGGCAGGAGGTCAGCCGAGACGCTCAAGCGGCTGAACGCGCCGCCGCCACCGCCACCGCCACCGCCACGGATGGTCAAGGTCGCGCCGGTAGCACCGCCACCGCCGCCACCGCCGCCACCGACGACGGTGAAGTGGACGAGGCTCGCGCCGCGCGGCTTGAACCACGTGTGCCAGCCGTTCGCGCCGCCCCCGACGTAGCGGGCGACCTTCGGGGTGTCGACGCCGAAGAAGTCAAGCACTGGCCCACTCCGGTGGAGTCGGCGACGTGTCGGTCACCGAGTAGACGATGTTGTCGGGGAACGGCTGGTTGTCGTCGTCCACGACGTACGCGCCCTCCAGCGCGGCCGTCATGACTTGCCAGCCCGTCCGCCCGTCGTCAGTGAGGATGCGCCAGTAGATCATCAGTATTTCCCCCCGATGCCGGTGACGACGTAGCCAGTGGTGCCCGCACCGGTCGAGGTGCCGAAGGACACGACGATCCGGTAGCCAGGGGGCAGCGCGAAGTTCAGCGGCACCTCGATGTGGTTTGCGGCGGCGGTCTGCGAGACCGTCACGGCGGCCAGGGTCACTTCTTGGATCAGCCATGTGTCCGCTGCGGTGTTGCCAGTCCACGCGCCCGTGATCGACGAGAGGAACACGCGCATCACCGTGGCGGCAGTCGTGCTGACCGGGCGGGCGATCAGCTTCTGGATGAAGCCGCCGTTCGTGGCGTCGGCCTGGAATACCGGGTACAGCGTGCCGGTGCCGTCCTGCGCGGTGGTTGCGGTCGAGCCGAGCAGCGCGCCGTTCGACTGGATGTCGCCGACCTTGCTGAAGATGGGGTCAGTGTTTGCCATTACGGATACCTCATTCCGAGCGCAGCCGCGACGACTTGCCCTTTGGTGAACATCTCTTCGATCCGCTCAGCCGGGATCGTGCTGAACACGTCCTTCGTGCCGGCGCTGAAGGTCACGGCGGTGTCCATGCCAGCGCTGCCGTCGAACACCTTCAAGCGCACGAGCGTGGTGGCGTCGGACAGGTAACCCCGGCCGACCTCCCACTCCGTACCGCTCTGGCCGACGATGGCGTAGTAGAACGGCGCAGCCACGTTCTCCGCGCCCTGTGCGAAGCGGCTGGAGAATGCGTTGAACTGCGTGACAGCCCCGGCCAGCGTGAAGTCGCCCGTGCCCGTCGACGTGCTCGTCTCCTTGATCCGGTCGAACACACGCTGGACCATGGCGAGACTCAGTTGTCGATCTGGAGGGTCAGCGCGGCGGCGGCGAAGCTCGGGGCCGCGTCGCCGTTGTTGATCGTCTTGCTCACGGTCAGCGCGGCGTAGAACAGCAGGTTGCCGGAAGTCGAGGCGTCGTAGACGCCCATATGCGTGACGACGCCCCAGTTCGCGGTCGGGGCCGGGAACGTGATCGTGTTGTTGTTGCTGGTCTGACCGCCCGTGCCGCTCGAAGCCGTGGTCGAGCCGGTGGACTGCGTGCCTGCCCAGTTCGCCAGCGAGCTGGTCACGGCGACGCGGGCGTAGCTGCCGCCGGTCACCTCGGTGCCGCCGCCAGTGTCGGACGGCGCAGCCGTCAGCAGGGCAACGTAGGTCGTGGCCGGCGCAGAGAACGCCTGGGCGCGCAGTACATAGTCGAGGATCTTGTTTTCGAGGTAGTCCGAGAGAGCGGCCATGGTCGGCTCCTAGTTGGTGATCGAGATGCCGCCGTAGGCGACGACGCGGGTCTTGTGATCCTTGCGGCGCTGCTCGGCCTTGACGTTTTCGCAGTAGCGCAGGAAGCGGGCCTCGAAGTCGTCGGCCTTGCCCTGGTCGAAGGTCTCGGCGTCGGCCTTCAGGTAGCCCAGGTGGCGCATCCACAGCACGAGGTGCCGGTGGTGCTCCTCGTCGATCTCAAGCGCTTGTTCCGAGTCGACGATGGGCAGCAGCGGCAGGCGGAAGACCGTCAGCTCGACGGTCAGCGTCTCGGCGGCCTTCGGGTACAGGCGGGCCTTGTGGGCCTGCGAGCCGATCACCAGGGCCTTGAGCACGCCAGTGTTGCCGTCGAAGTACCAGCCCCGCTTGGGCATGTCGCTGGGGTTGATGACCTCGACCGGGCGGCCGGTGTCCGTGCGGACAGCGGACACGATGCGCAGGATTGAGGGGTGGAGGTCGAGCCGGTCGGCGTCAGGGACGACGGCGAGCTGCACGACCTCCGGGGTGGTCTCGTCCGAGATGCCGTCCGTCTTCCGGCAGAACATCTTCTGCGCGTCGTCCGCGTAGGCCAGCACGTCCTCGTCCGACCACAGGTATGGCACGGCGAGGTCGTTCATGTCCGACCGGAATTGGAGCAGCAGCCCGGTGGAGTCCACGGTCAGTCCCCGACCTTGTGCATTTCGGCCCAGATCGGGTCGGACTCACGCTTGTCCACGGCGAAGCCGACGCGGGTCGACAGGGCCTTCAGGTTGGGCGTGCCGGCGGCGGTGAAGTCCTCGCGCTTGTTGCCGGCGACCATGTCTTCCATGGCCTGCTTGATCAGCAGCTTGCGCTCGTCGGGCGTCAGCTCGACGGGCTTCTTGTTCTCGTCGTCCTCGGGCATCTCTTCTTCGGGCAGGGCGCCGATGGCCATGACCTCGGCATGCATCTGCGGAGGCACGTAGGTCGGCTGACCCTTCACGAACTCGACGCTGCGGCCGCTCAGGGACACGACGGTCTTGTCCCGGTTCAGGATGAAGTTCATTGCTTGTTCCTCGATAGAAGACGAGGCCCGAAGGCCCCGTCTGGTTGGAAGCCGATCAGGTCGGCTGGACCTCGTTGCAGCGGCCGGCGATCACGTAGCCCACCCGCACGGTCACCGTGCCGGTGGTGGCGCCGCCGGTGCCGTTGGCGATGGTGATGCGCAGGTCTTCGCCCAGGCTGTTGTAGCCAGTCGGGACCAGCGGGGTGCGCGCAGCGGTCTTGATGGTCGTCGCGCCCAGGTAGCGCGTCGCGCTGGCCGAGTCGCCCACCGCCACGGTGGCCGTGGTGGCGTCGTTCGACACGACGCCGACGACCAGCTCACCGCCGATGACCACGGCGCCGGGCGGGAGGCCCGCCACGTCGTAGGTCTTCGAGCCCACCACGTTCAGCGCGTTGGTCGCGCCGGCGGTGTCCACCATGGTGTCGGCCATGGTGAAGGTGAATTCCTGGTACAGCGGCCACTGGGCCGCACGGTTCTTCTTGAGCAGAGCCATGATGTGACCTTGTCCTTCCTGCGCTTACTGCGCGACGTAGGTGTTCAGGACGCCGAAGTCTTCCGGCGCGCCGGGCTCGTAGATCGAGGTGAACTTGGGCTTCAGGAAACCCAGGATCTTCCCGATGGAGATGCCCTGCTGGTTGTCGTAGTCGAAGCCCTTCTCGTTCCACTCGGCGTTGCCGATGTCGGCCATGCCGAGGGCCTGGGCGCCGCAGAAGATGACCTGCGAGCCTTCGACCAGACCACCCGCGCCGTACTTGGAGCCCGAGGCCGCACCCGTGGTGTTCGGGACGTGGCGGAACTCGTGCAGCGTGATGCCGTCGATGGTGACCTCGTCACCCGTGAACAGGGTGTCGTTCTTGCTGGCCTGGGTCGAGTGACGCAGGTTCTGCAGGTAAGTCGGGTCCAGCTTCAGCTTCGCCATCGCGTTCGGGGTCAGGAAGGCGTGGTACGTCTCCTTGCCACCGTTGCCGGCCACGCCGCGGATGTACTTGTTCTTGGCCTGGGCTTTCAGGGCCACGAACAGTTCCCACGACGGGGTGTCGGTCGCAACGACCGCGCTGGAGGCACCGGCCGCGACGAGCGACTTGGCGGTGTTGTCCCAGCGGAAGCGACGGTTGTTCGACGGGGCGGCCACGTCGGCGGCGAACTCCAGGAACGGGAAGTCCGAACCCACGCGTGCGGCACCGTTGGGCTTGAAGGCGTAGGAGATGCCGCCCAGCGTTTGGAACGCCATCTGGTCGGAACGGTCGGCCAGCCAGTAGGCCAGCAGATCCTTCGAGTTGCCCCGGAACTCGACCACCGACTTCTGGTCGGCCATCTTGCCCTCGTGGCGGTTGGCGTGACGCAGTTGGTCGATGCGGATGACTTGGTCGAAGGTTTGCATGCCTTCTTCGTTGCCTTCCAGGGTGCGGTCACCGGCAACGCCGTCGCCTTGCAGGTCGGCCAGCAGCGTGATGACGGCGCGGGCGCCCTTCTCGGACTTCTTCAGCTCGGTGATGTGCTGGATCATCGAGTTCGGGCCGTTGCCCAGGAACTTGCCGACGAACGACAGGTTGCGGGCTTGCTTCCACAGGTCCATGGACCAGATGGTCTTCTGCTCGGTGGTGAGCAGGCCAAAGTTGGTCAAAGCCATTTGGCTTCTCCTTCGCGTGAGATTTCAGTTAGAACGGTTGGGTGTCCGCCGAATCTCGCTTCGGTACGCGAAGGGTTGAAGCTGCTGTCGTTGAGCTTCGATCTACGTTAGAACGAACTGTACACGAAAAAAGGGCCGGTACAAGACCGGCCCGAAGTCCATGGGCTTGCGGCCCTTGGAGGAGACAACTTGTTCAGTCGACGATCACCCAGTCCTCGGCCAGCAGGTCGGTCTGCGAGGCGAGCCAGGGGACGCGTGCGCCCGGCGTGTTGGCCGCGTCGGCGGGGTAGCTGATGAAGATGTAGGGCAGCGTCATCTTGCTGTGCGCGTCGGGGCGCTGCAGCTCCAGCCACAGGCCTTTACCGTTCCAGCCCAGACGACCTACCTTCTCACCGGCCTTGAGGTGCTCCAGCGCTTTGCTGAAGGTCTGCTGTGCGTAGCTCATGACTGCTTCCCTTCGAGCGCCTCGGTCTTGGCCGCTTGGCCCTTCTGGTACGGCATCCAGTAGCACTCGCCCTCGCACGGGTCACGGTCCTGGGCGAGTGTGATGCTCGACTTGTTGTGGATCGTGCCCCGGTGGTCGGTCACGGCGAGGTTGACGCACGTGTCGGACCACACGTGGCAGACCTGGGCGGCCATCGGCTGGTCGCTGAGGCGCGCGAGCGACGAGTCACCGGCGAGCGGCTTGTACCAGACGACGCGGCCATTGGTGGGGGAAATCATGGTCGTTCCTTTCAGGCGGCGGTGCCGGCGCGCGTCGCGGTGGCGGCGCAGGTCTGGGTGGAGGCTTCGTGCACCGCGCCGCGAAGCTGGTAGCCCAGGAGCGGCCAGATCTGGTCGAGCGCCTTCTGGCGGGCCATCTTGCGGCCGAGTTCCGCGTCGAAAGTCTCGGCGCTCACCGGACCCTCATTGACCCCAACGACCCTGAAGCCGTTGCGCATGATCAGCACGCAGAAGGTCATGAGGTGCAGAGCAGCGGGGAACTGGGCATAGTCATGCATACCCCCGCGTGTCGAGCACATGGCGCCCTCGGCCGCTGTGAAGTAGTGCTCGCCGGCAATGGCCGCCTCGATGTCGGCGGGTGTGATGCGCGGGGCAGTCACGCCTCGCGCCTGCAAGAGCTGCTCGACCCCGGCGTCGTCGGTGCGGGGTGACTCGATGTGCATCATGTCGATCTCCTTGAGTGGGTTGTGGTTCAGACTTCGTCGCCGCGCAGCTTGGAGAGGTCGGCCTCGCCGAGCTTCGCGAACTCCTTCTGGGACAGCTTGATCACGTCGGCGCCCTTGAGGGTGCCGCCGGCCTTGTCGGTGTCGCGACCGATGTTCGCGGCGCTGGCCGGCTGCTTGTTGGCGGTGTCGAGGTTCTTCTCGACGGCGGCCTTCTTGCGCTCGGCAGCGACCTGCTTGGCCACCTCGTCCTTGTCGACGCGCACGTCGACCTCGACCGCAGCCTCCTGCTTCGCCGTGGTGGTCTTCAGCAGCACCTTCGCGGCCTTCTGGATCGCTTCGGCCCGGCTGTAGCGGCCAGTGGCCACGTAGCCGTCGCGCAGCTCGCACAGCTCGGCGGTCAGCTCCTTGTCGTAGTCGGCGTGGTCCGGATTCATCACCGGGTACGCCGCCTCCAGGCGGTCCACCGTGGTGTCGTAGCGCACGCGCTCGTAGGCACGGGCCTCGGCGGCCTGGGTCTCGTACTTCGCCCGGGTTTCGATGATCCCGCGCTCGGCACGGCGGATCTCGGCCATCTTCGCCGTGGCGGCGGGCAGGTCGCCCTTCTCCAGCAGCTTGAGGTACTCGCTCTCCATGACCGAGACCTTCTCCTCGGCCTCGGTGAGCTTCTCGCCCACCTTGACGACCTCCTGGCCCCCGCGCAACGTGGCTAGCTCGCGTTCAGCGGCCTCGCGGCGCTCGCGCTCCCTCGCCAGGATCTCGGTGTGGCGGGCCAGCGGGACACGGGTGTCCTTGCCCTTCTTGCCGTCGTCCTTCGCGCCCTTGTCGTCCTTCGCGCCCTTGTCGTCCTTGTCGCCCTTGTCGTCCAGGCCGACCTTCTCCAGCGCGTCCTTGTCGGCGGCAGCGGCCGCGGCGGCTTCAGCGTCGCGCAGGGCGTCCGCCTGGGCAGACGCGTCCTCGTCGGTCGGCGTCCAGTTGTCGCCACGGTCTACGGCCCCACCGCCGCCCTTGTCGTCGTCGGGACGTTGGAAGAGGTGGAATGCGCTGCGGATCTTCATGCTCGGGCTCCTTGGGGGTTGGGTTTGGGGTTTGCGGCTGCGGTCGCAGCAGCCATGCGTGCCGTGTCTGCGTCATCCTGCTGGGCCTTGGCCTTGAGCTGCTGGTCCATCTGGAGCTTCGTGACCTCCAGACCGAACTCCTTCTCGGCCATCTGCATCTCGTGCTGGAACTTGCGGTCGTCGAGCTGGATGTCGGCCTCGGCCTTGATCAGCGCAGCGCCGCCGTCGCCCTGCTCTTCGATGGGGGTGTTCGCTTCCTTGTGCGCGGCCACGATCTCCTTCTGGGCCTTCGCCTGCTTGAGGCCGGCGTCCGCGTGCTTGGCGGCAGCTTCTCCTTCGAGCTTGCTGACCTCCGCTTCCGCGCCGCGCTGCTGCAGCGCGCGCTGGGCCTGTGCCTCGGGGCTGTCTTGGTCGCCCTGCATCTTCTTGACGATCTCGCCCTTGTTCATCAGGCGGCTGTTCGCGATCAGCACGTCGTCGGGGATCATCACGCCGGCCTCGCGCATGGACAGCGCCTGCTCGAACTGGCTGTCCTCCAGGGTCTCGCGCTGCGGGATCGAGCTGATCACCACGTCGTACTCACCGAGGGTCAGGTCATTCACGATGGCCCCGGCCGCGTCCACCTTGTTGATGGCCAGATCCTCCGTCTCGCCCGTGACCTTGTCGTGGGTGATCGTCAGGATGCGTTCCTCGGTGTAGTAGCCTTGGATCAAGTCCAGCAGCACGCGCGCCAGGATGAAGTCGCTGCGCACGAGGCTGTCCAGCGGCTTGGCGAGGTTCGTCGCGCCGGCTTGGCGCTTCGCTTGGATCGCCTTCGCAGCCACGTCCTCGCGGTCGAAGCCCTGCGCCGAGTCGCTCACGCCGGAGATCGACTTGATGTGCTCCTCGGCCTTGTAGCTGATCCGGTCCAGGCCGCTCGGCACGGCGTTCGGGGAGATCTTGACGATGTCCGTTTCCGGGTCGCCGTTCGTCTCGATCACGAGGCCGGTCTCGGCCCCGCGCGCCTCCAGCTCGCCCGGCGTCATGTTCGTCAGCGAGCCCGTCTTCACCTTCCAGCCGCTGTTCGCCGTCGTGTTGACGATGTGCAGCTCCTGGCTGGAGGTCTTGTTCAGTAGCTCCTGCGAGCCCAACAGGTTCTCGACGAGGCCCACGGTGGTGCCGCGACGGAAGAACGGGAAGTACGGGATCACCGTGAAGTGCTTGTACGGGCTCCAGTCGTCGTGCAGCACGACAGTGTCGGCGATCACAGTCCAGCGGATGCGCGAGACCAGCTTCGTGGTGACCTTGAACCCGAACTTCTCCACGAACCACGCGATGCGGTCACGGGTGAAGTCGTGAGGGATGGGGCGCATGTCACCCGTGGCTGTCTCCACGAAGTGCTTCTGCTTGTCCATCATCTTGTGCTGGCGCTCGATCAACCGGATCGACCGGGTGACCGCCGAGAAGTCCAAGCCCGCGCCGCCAGCGTAGCCGGGCGAGATCGGCGGGCCGAAGCGGTCGCGGGCGTGCTGGATGCTGTCGTAGCCGTAGGGGCTGGCGCTCTGCTCGCGGTTGCGCAGGTACTCCGCGTCTTCCTTGTTATAGAGTACAGCAATATCGTCAGCCGTAACCCACTTCGTGATGAAGACGTCGCGCCACGTGTCGGGGTCGTACTCCTCGGCATCCGGGTCGACGATCACGTTCTTCGGGTTCAGGTGGTTGATCTCCACCTCACCCTGCATGGAGTCCGTGAACCCAATGCGAGCGTCGAGGAAGCCACGGCTCGTGATGATGCCGTCGGCGAACATGTCGCTGCGTTTCCAGTCGAGCTGGTTGTTGTCGCTGATCTGCTTGTAGACCTTCGCCAGGGCCTCGGCGATCTCCGCAGGAGAGCCTGAGCGCGGCCGGTAGCCGATCTCGCTGCGCTGGTAGATCTGCTCGCCCATCACATTCGCCAGCGTCGAGATGATCTTGTTGATCGTCAGCGCCGGGCGTCGGGCTAGCTTCAGGGCCAGCCGGTCCTCTGCCGTCCACTGGTCGCCCACGAAGAAGCGGTCGCACAGGACTGCCTTCTCGACGTAGGTGTTGTGGCCGTTGTCACGGCAAAAGACGTAGCGGTTCCACGTCTTCGAGGTCAGGGTGGCGTCAACTGGCATGGCAGTCCTCTTACTTCAGGAACTTCAACTTGTAGAAAGTCCGGTCGATTGTCTCAAGGATGCCGTCGATGAGGTTGGCCAGCTCGGTGGAGCCGTCTGCACACGCGGTGCGGTTCTTGGTGACCCAGTCGTGCATGCTGGGCAGGTACTCCAGCATGGACACGCTGGGGTCGGGCTTGATGGCTGGGAAGCTGTCGAACTTCCCCTCGACGCCCATGTGGCACTCGGCGAACGCGTCGGCCGCGCTCGCGATGGCGTCGTAGAAATCCCCCAGCGCCACGTGCTCGGCGTAGCTGCGGGTACGGAGGTGGGCGAAGTGGGCGACGGTGCGCGCGTCGAAGCAACGCGCGACCAGCTCGGCGCAAACTGGGTCTTTCATTTCATGACCCTCGCAGTGTCAAGGATGCGGTTGAGCAGATCGAGGGGCTGGGCGAAGCCGGTCTCGGCGATGCCCTTGACCCAGAAGGCGAACTGCTCGGGTGTCATGGCGCGGGGCTCAGGCCGCGGCTTCTCGGTCATCTCGGCAACCAGCCGCCGCTTCTCAGCGTCGCGCTGCTCGTAGTCGCGACGGGCTTGGTCGGCCCCTTGGGCCAGTATGCGGGGGTGGGGGTGGAGGTGCTGCGTCATGCTGCCATGTGGCTCCGGCCATGCGTGCCCAGGCCGTTGAGCTTGTCCCTCCATGAAGCGGGCTCCTTCGTCTTGGGGCGCTGCGGTGGTGGTTTGTTCATGCATAGGTGGGTCATCCAGGCCATTGAGTCGACACAGTCATCATGCACACCGGCCGGGAAGCGGAGCATCTCCGTCCTGACCACGTCGTACCAGTCGCCGCTCTCGTTGAAGCTCACCATCCCCTGCTGCATACGACCCTGCAGCGGGCGGGCTCGGGCCATCTTGTCGGTGATGGGCGGTAGCACCTGAATGGAGGGGTAGAACTTCTCCTCCTGCATCCGCTTCTTCAACAAGACCGCCATCGTCCGGTAGATCTGACCGTCCTCGAAGCCCAAAACTAGGTTGGAACTGTACCACCGGCGGCACAGGGACATGATCGCATTCACGATGAACAGGGCGTCGCCGCTCTTGAAGCGCATCACTTCCGCAACGTGCAGCACGTCGTCGTAGTCCTGTAGCCCGACCGTGCCCACGGTGTAGTCGTTCTGTTTCTTCTCGCTGATCGCGAAGTCGAAGGCGATGAACACGTTCGACTTCTGGACCGGCGGCACCATGCCGCGCTTGAAGTGCTCCTTGAGGAAGTACGCGCCGTCGTCGGGCACCGGGTTCTGCTGGTACAGGGCCGACCAGAAGCGGTTCGGGATCGTCTTCTTGATCCGGAACAGCTTGATCCGGTCGTAGCGCTCCGGGTGCAGCGCGTCGCCCTTGCAGCGCAGGAACCGGACCTTCGTCAGGTCGTAGCCCAGGCCCTTCAAGCGGTCGATGGCCCGCACCTGGGCGGTCAGCGCGTCCTCCTCGTAGGGCTCGTTCGCCGCCACGTCGATCCGCAGGATCTCGTCCGTGGTGGTGTCGACCCACTCGTCGTGCTCAGCGATGGCCGGGTACTTCACCACCTCGAACTGATCCGACTCGGGGTCCGCCTGCATGGCGAGCTGCAGCCGGCCGGCGAGGTCGTCGTCGTGCCACCACGTCTGGATGACGAGCACGCCGCCGCCCGGGGCCAGCCGGGTGTAGGCGGTCGAGCCGTACCAGTCCCAGAGCTTCTCGCGCACGTCAGGGCTGTCGGCCTCCTCGGCGTTCTTGATCGGGTCGTCGATCAGCAGGACGTGCGCGCCCTTACCCGTGATACCGCCGCCCACGCCGGCCGCCACGTAGCCGCCCCGCTGCCCGTCCAGGCCCCACTCCTCGGCGGACTGGTGGTTCGGGTTGAGGCGGGTAGCGAACACGCTCTGGTAGCTCGGACTCTCCAACACCTCCTTCACCTTGCGGCTGAAGGACATCGCGAGGCCCACGTTGTACGAGCAGGCGATGATTTCGTGGTCAGGGTTGCGCCCCAGGTGCCACGCCGGGAACATCCGGCTGGCCAGCTCGCTCTTCCCGTGCCGCGGCGGCATCAGGAGCATGAGTCGGGGGCTCAGCCCCTTCGCCACGTCCTCGCTGAAGCGCTCCAGGCGGCGGGCGATGTCCTCGTGGACCCAACCAGCGTCATAGCGCGGGTTGATCCGCTGCGTGAACGGGATCAGCCGGCGCTTGGAGAGCACCCGCGCGGCCAGCTCCTGCTGGGCAGCTAGGATCTGGGGGTCGATGGATGTGGGGAGGGCCGAACGCGCGGAAGTGGTCGATGCCTTGGGGGAGTCTGGGGCTCCAGCCTTCTTTCGCGGCGTAGGGAAAGTCTTCGCGGCTGTAGCCGTTGTAGCGGACGAAGACCGTCCACTGCCAGCAGACGAGCTTGCCTTCCCGGGCTTGCCACTGGATGCGGAGGATGGAACGGTTGCGCGCGCAGTCGACCGGCCGCCCCGCGAGGAAGTCGCCGAAGTCTTCGTATTCGAGCCCGGTTTCTTGGTCGACGAGCGGGGCATGGGGGTCAAACGCACCGTTTGAGGAGGTCATACAGGGCTCCAGGCGTGAAGCGGCTGGAATCCGACCAGCCCTGCAGCCCGGCAGCGATCAGCTCGCTGCAGAACCACTTCGAGTCGTCCTGCCAGTCGCGCCAGGGCATCAGGAAGCCCCACAGGGCCTCACCGTCGTAGGGCTTGCCGACCTGCTCGCGGTAGAACTGCATCGCCCCCAGGTGCTCGCCCGGGATCGTGACCAGCTCGTGCTCTGGGAACGCGTCCAGGAAGCTGCGCAGGCTGCGGCGGCGCACGCCGAAGCCCTGCATGCTGTCGATGATGTACGGGCCGTCCACGACGCCGCAGTGGGACCACTGCGAGCCGGTCAGCAGGCGGATGAGGTACGAGCCAAGGGTGTGGCTGCGGGTGAAGTAGACCTCCATGGTCAGGTCGCCCCGCTCATGGTGCCGAACGCGCGGAAGAAGTCGTTGCTGTTGCGGATCGCGGTGTCGACGCCGTAGCGGAGGGTGTACCGGAGCGCGTCAACCGCGTCGTTGTTCACAGGCGGCGGGGGCGGCGGACAGAGCGTGTCGGCGACACGCTGGGCAAGCAGCCACTCCTGCAGCGACACGCCGTCGATACGGAACGTACCCAGGCACTCAAGAGCCTTGTGCGTCATCATTCGTCATCTCCTCAATGAGTTGGGGCGCTTTCTCGGTGAGCATCTTCATGAGGTCCGCGTCGGAGAGCTGCTCCAGCCGGCCCATGAACATCTGACCCGTCACGTTCAGCTCGATGCGCTTCTTGACCGGCTCGAAGTAGCCGCACATCTGGCCGACGGTCTTCCAGCCGTTGATCACGGTGGCCGGCTCAGCCATGAGCTTGGCCATCTCGATGCCCTCCAGCAAGCCGTCCATGACCTGCTTGCGGGTCATCTGGCTCGCCTCCTCATAGAGGCGCTTCTCCTCGTTGTAGAGGGCGACGGCCTGGGGGAAGCGTGCGAGCTTGTAGGCGTAGGTGGCCCCATCCCCGTAGCCGGCCCGTGCCGAGGCAGATGGGATCGACTCGCCCTGCGCCCAATACTTGACGAACAGCTTGGCCTTCTCGGTCAGGGGCTTGTTCGGGTCGATGGACTCAGCGATCTCGGCGGTCGGGATGTTGCTCGCGCTGACGTACTTCCTGCGGTTGTCGGCGACGGTCTCGGCGACCTTCGTAGCGTTGGCGCCCCGCTTCTTCGCAGGCGGCTTCGAGACCTTCTTCAAGCCGCGGCCGTTGGACTTGGTGTTGAGTCCGTCAGGGTTGGGCGGGAGGCGCTTGGTCATTTGGGACTGGATTCTACGATCTAAGTTAGATGAGCGGTCAACGGGGTGACTTTGGGGCTGGGAGCCGGGAGGCTTGGAGCGAGGGGCTGGGTGAAAAATTTTCTGAAAATTTTTTCTAGGTACGGCTCAACGAGTCTCCCCTCCCCACCCCGCTCACCGGGAGTACCCGGTTCGGATTCGGACTCACGCTCCGGAAAAAAGGATGCTTACCGGGGGAGGGGATCGCACGCTCCGGAAAATCCCAGCAGCCCTCGTTCCTCGGGCTGCGTCTCGCCGCCTTTGTGTTCTTCCAACCCACATAGGAGCCCATCATGGCATCGCTCACAAAGGCCCAGCTCGTCGTCGAACTCTCCACCCTCCGCGAACACTGCGCCAAGATCGAGGCGCAGCTCGAATCAGCACAGGCTCGCCTCGCCAGCCTGCCCGCACCGCGCGCTCAGCGCCCTGCCTACACGCCCCCGGCACCCAGCGCCGAGCAGCTCGCTCGCCGTGAGGCCATGGCGAAGGCCAAGACTGCTGCCATCGCAACCGGCCGCTCAGTTCTCGTGGCATGACCACGCCCCTGGCACAGCCCTCGTTCCTCGGGCTGTGTCGTCCTGCTCTTGTGTTCTTCCACCCACTGTAAGGAGACCATCATGGTCACGCGTTCCTCCGTTTCCGCCTCTTCCTCCACCCAAGCCAAGCTCGAAGCCGCCCGCGCCGAGCACAAGGCGCGCAAGGCCAAGGCCACTGTCGTCGAGCCGACCAAGCTCGACGAGATCCACGCCATCCACGAGGATGACAGCGTCGAGGGCCTCACCGCTCGCATGCAGGCCGCATACGACGCGCTGATGTCCAAGCTCGGCGCGGCCACGCCCGCACGCTACTTGTGCAGCGCCATCCTGGCCCTGGCCACCGCGTGCGGCCTCGGCTGGCTGGTCGGTCACGTCCTCACGTGGCTCATGATCGCTGTGGCGCTGGCCACCGGCAGCGCGTTCCTCGTATACCTCGTCGGCATCATCGGCCTCATCGCCAGTGCCTACGCTGGCTACAAGATCAGCGGCGTGATCTTCGACTACGTCGTCACCAAGCGCGTCGACGCGCACTGGCAAGCGACCAAGGATGCCGTCGGCAGCTTCTTCAGCCGCAAGCCGCAGGTCATCCAGGGCTAACGCCCATCAACCACGAGCCCGGCCCGCAGGGGCTGGGCTCTTCGCATGGAGGTCGACATGCTCAGCATGGGGATCGTCGTCGCACTGGGACTGCTCGTCGTGCTGGCCAAGCTCGACTGGCGTCGCAAGATGTGGGTGATCAGTCACCCGCTGACTATGGACATTGGCGTGTTCATAGTTTTTACCTTTTTGCACTGGGGCACCTTCTCTGGGGTCATGGTCGCCGCGGTCGGCGCACTGTTCACTTCGATCACGCTTTCATGCGCGAAATGGGCCGTGGGCTACGTCAAGGACAACCGCTACTACCCCGGCGTGTTCAACGTCATCAACAAGCTCAAGGAGTGAGCCAGTGAACCTGCCCTTCTACCTCAAGCTCAACCCGCGCCCCATGGGCGACGCGTTGAGCGATGCGCTCCGTGATCGCGTTGAGTTCACATGGCTCGACACCCGCAAGCTCGCCAGCACCGGCACACGGTACTGGGGCAAGGGCGGTCTCGGCTTCTAAGGTTGATGCAGCAAGCGTTCCGCTTGCTGCGTCTTCCTGCTTTCGCGTTCTTAGTGTCCACGAACATAGGAGCTATCCATGGACGACATCGAAAGACGCAACATCATCGCCCGGACGAGGTCTTTCATCCGAGCGATCAACTGCATGTACTGGCTGCTCAACGGCAGTGCTGTGGTGAACCAGGCAGCGCTCGAATTCCTCCCAGCGCACGAAGCCACTCGGCTTAGCTGGGACGAGCCCGCAAAGCAGCGCCTGTGGGCCGAGGCCTTGGCTCCCTTCTGCAAGGAGGAAAGCCATGAGCCTGCCCAACACGCGTAACGCGCAGATCACAGCCGTGGTCAACCGCTACGAGTACCTGATCGGTGAGGCCGTCCTGCGTCACGCAGGCGCACGACTGCCTCACGAGCAGCGCACGCGGTTCTACGCGCTCGACCGTCTGCGGAGTCGCTACCGCAGAACCATCAACCGTCTGCTCCTCAAGGAGAAGTCGTAGTGAATCAACCACGTTCACGGTTCATCCGCATCGAAGTCAGCATCGAGGACAGCGAGTCGGCCCGTCTCGCCTATGAGTTCTACGCAGGCGATGGCGCGGTCAGCAACGACCCGTTCGACATCGCCGCGGATCGCGAGGAACAGCAGGGCGAGCCCCTGTACCACAGCAGGAAGGAGGAGGACATGCGCCTGCCCGACATCTAGCCCGACGGGCTTGCTGCACATACCGAGTGTCGGGGTATGCAGCACCAACGAACTGACACACCGGCACACACACAGGGCGACTAGCGCGGAGCCGGCTGCGCGATTCTCTAGCCCGACAAGCACGCATGTTCGCCGTACTCGCGCAAGCGGGCGGCACGAAGCTGGTTGCAGCACACCCGTCTGGGCAGACGTAAAGGCCCAACGTCTCTCAACTCACTCACTTAGGAACATCATGCCCCGCACTCACACCGTTACCCCTGGCACCGTCAACAGCCTGACCGACCTGCCGGCACTGAACCCCACCATCGTGACCTCTCCCCGGTCGTTCGACCCCATCGACTTCGTCCACACCCGCATCCACAACGAACGCGCTCGCGTGCGCGTGCTGTCCTCGCTGGCGTGGACGCTGGATGTCACCCTGATCGGTCAGGTCCGCACGCTGTTCTTCGACATGTTCAAGGACATGCAAGTCGGCGGTGACATCGACAACTACAACAGCTTCCTGGCTGCGATGAACGAGCGCGAGCAACGCGAGACCAACCTTGTCGAACAAGGCTTTCTCGAAGGCGAGGGTGTGTACAGCATCCGCCGCCTGCTGGCCCTGCGCTCGAAGTTCCACGACGCAGTGGACACCGCCCAGGTCAACAGCCGGTACGTCATGCCGACCATCGAGCAGCTCCTGGCCAACGAGAAGCCGCAGAAGGCCAACGCGTTGACCAAGGAGAAGCTGCGCATGCTGGCCGACGACGAGTACCCGAACGACAAGGCCGAGGCCCAGGCGCTGTACGAGGAGTACGTCAAGCGTGAAGACCTGCAAGCCATCGACCGGCACGAAGCCGCACAGTCGCGCATCCCTGCGATTGCTGGCATGTGCCACTTCATCGGCAACACGTCGACCGTGACCGAGGCCGAGTTCAGTGACCTGCCGCTGGACACCCGCAAGCGCATCATCTCTGGTCTCCAGGGTGCGCTGGGTCGTGCGCTCACCGATCTGGCTGCCGACCGCAAGGTCGACGTGCTCCAGTTCGCAGCCGCACGTCGCGAGCTGAAGGCCGCTGTCGTCGAACTCACCGAGTTGCTGGCTGCACCGCTCTTCAACGAGAGCACCAGCCAGTCGCAGATCGACGAAGCGCGTCTCGACAAGAAGCTGGAAGCCACCGGCGAGTGGAATCGCCAGAGCGGCTTCACGAGCGAGCACCGTCAGGCATTGCTGGCGCAGCGTGACGGCACCATCGGCCACGTGAACGGCTAACAGCCGCGTGGGAGCAGGCGATCAGCCTGCTCCCACCTAACCGTCAGCCTGGGCTGACGGACTACGGACTTCCAAATTCCATTACTTTCTGCAGGAAACCTCCTCTACTATAAACACATAGTCCTTCTTATATACTTCTTTTTGGTTAGATAGATAGATTGGAAGAATGTAAGATTGTAAGTTATATAGGTAAAAGGGCATTCCAGTGTCCCTCCAAAACAGCCTGTTCTTACACTCTTGCACTCACCCGGTAGCGCTCATATACTGAGCGCCCTTGGAGAACTTCATGAATGTCCACTTCCTCGAAGCCTCAACACCCCTCACAAAGAGCTATTCGCGGGATGCGAATGGAATCCTCAACAAGACTCCCTACCCCTTCGTTTGGGAGTTCACATCGCATGACGAGGAGATCAACACCCTTGCTGAACTGGATGCCGCACTGAGGCACCACGCGAACCTCGGACACTGCATGCTGAAGGGAAGCCTGACGCATCCCCTGGTCAAGCAATCGCGTGCCGGCAGCACGCGCACCGGAGATGAGACCCAGATCCTCGTCCTCGACCTCGACGGACTGTCCATCGCCAACGCACCGAACATCGACGCGTTCCTCATGGCACTGGGCCTCAACGACATCAGCTACATCGTCCAGTGGTCAGCGTCCTATGGCATCGAGAACAAGGATCTCCGTGCCCACGTCTTCATGATGTTGGATCGCCCGTACGCAGCACCTCTGCTCAAGCAATGGCTGATCCAGCTCAACCATGACGTACCCCTGCTGAACAACGAGATGGGGCTGACCAAGACCGGGAACGCAATCTCCTGGCCCCTGGACACCAGTGCGTGCCAGAACGACAAGCTGATCTACATCGCGCGCCCCAAGCTCACGAACATCAAAGACCCGCTACCCAAGAATGGGCGCATCCAACTGGTCACCCGGAAGAAGCCCACCCTGTCCATCGGGCAGGTCAACAGCACGGACAAGAACCGTGCTCTCACCATCAAGCGCATCGAAGCCTTGCGCGAGGCCGCGGGCCTGCCCAAGCGCAAGATCACGTACAAGATGCACGGCACCACCGAGGTGATGGTGAAGCCTGACTCCTGCACGGTCACCGGCATGAAGCAGGAACGTGGCTTCTGCTACTTCAACCTCAACAACGGTGACTCCTGGGCGTACTACCACCCCGAGAACAATCCGGACTACATCTACAGCTTCAAGGGCGAGAGCGCCTACCTCACCAAGGAACTGCTGCCTGACTACTGGGCACAGATCTGCGCCTCACCCAAGGTCAACAGCAGCGGCGAGCTGTACCTCGCCTTCTGTGACCGCAAGACCGGCACGTACTGGCGTGGCACCTACAACCAGGGCACGGACGAGCTGGTGCTGCACCCTGCGAAGAACGAGACCCAGGTCCGTCACTTCGCCAAGCAGTACGGCATGCCCCTCGGTGACTTCATCCCCGAGTGGGACTTGACGTTCGACCCGCATGACAACGTGCGCGTCGACCCGGTCAACCGGACCATCAACTACTTCACACCCAGTGCCTACATGCAGGCCCAGCCGGCCAAGGTCACCCAGGTGCCCAAGGTGATCAACAAGGTCATCTCGCACGCACTGGGCGGTGACCCGGCCACGGTCAAGCACTTCATGAACTGGGTCGCCTACATCCTGCAGACGCGTGAGAAGGCCAAGACCGCCTGGATCTTGCACGGTGTCCCTGGCACCGGTAAGGGCGTGCTGACCCACAACATTCTGCGCCCTCTGTTCGGTGCCTCCCAGACCGCAACACGCCGCATGGAGGAGCTGAACGAGCCGTACAACCACTGGATGAAGACTGCGCTCATGGTCTTCATCGACGAGGTGCAGACCAAGGCGCTGCAGAACGAGCGGGGCGTCATGGCCAAGCTCAAGAACTTCATCACCGAGACCAACGTGGTCATCCGTGAGATGTACCACGGTGGCCACGAGTGTCGCAGCTACTGCAACTTCATCTTCATGTCGAACATGCCTGACCCTGTCAGCATCGACAAGCACGACCGCCGGTTCAATGTGGGCAAGTACCAGCCGGCCAAGCTCCAGATCACCCAGGCCGAGATCGCCAGCATCGAGGCCGAGCTGCAGCCGTTCCACGACTACTTGATGACGTTCAAGGTCGACCTGTCCGCAGTCTCCACGCCCTTGGAGAGCGAGGACAGGGCCACGATGATCAGCATCAGCGAGTCCAGCGTCGACACCATCGGCGCTGCGATCCTCGAAGGCAGGTTCGGCTTGCTGGTCGACATGCTGCCCAGCAACGATGCCTACAAGGCGAACGCGCTGGAGATCAACAAGGTCGAGGACTACCGTGCGGTGTTGCGCCAAGCACTCGACCGCATGGACCGCAACACCGGCGCGTGCAGCCTGAGCCGTGAAGACCTGCGCACGATCTTCGAGTACACGGTGGGCGGCATGCCTGCCACCCCGAACAAGTTCACGAGCTTGCTGAAGCACCACCGCATCCACATCACGAAGGTGTGGCACGACGGGCGCACCGTGAACGGCATCAAGACGATGTTCCAAGACACGCTGGCGTGGCAAGCCTACAGCGACGTTGTTTCCCCCCATCTCGCGAAGCCGGTGAAGACCAAGGCCTCGCGAGGCAAACTGACCAAGGTGAAGTGAATGAAACTCAAAGACGCCAAGGCTGACGTTGTCGGCAAGATCGACACCGCCTTCAAGGAACTCGACCTCAACCCCGAGTCCGAGTTCGAGGGCCGGATCACCGTGGAGATCACGGGCACCGTCCACCCGGTGAAGGTCGAGACGGAGAGCAAGAGCGCGCTCACCGGCGCGGAGGTCGGCGCCCTCAAGCCCTGCCGCTCGCCGTACTGCGAGTGCAGCGAGAACAAATGCACGCACCCGGGCATGTACGACGCGCGTGATTCGCACGGGCCGACTGGCCCTTCGTTGCACGAGCAGCTCGCGAACGCCATTCAAGAAGGCAACATCGACCTCGTGCGCTCGCTCGCCGAGAAGTACGGACACAAGGAAGCCTTGATGGCCAGTTGCGACGAAAGCCTCAAGCTGCGCCGCTTCTCCGACTACCAGCGCGCCCTCAGGACTCCCTTCACGGACAACGGTGGCCGCAAGTACGCGAACAAGATGCTGGCGCAACTCGATCCCGAGCACTTCACTCGCCGGCACATCGGCTCGCCGCCCAGCCTGGGCTGGTGGCCGATGCCGTTCAACGACGAGCAAGGCATGGACCCGCAGCAAACGGCTCTGCGCTGGTGGGATGGCGAGCGCTGGTCGTTTCTGGCTTTCGAGGGTGACGGGTACGTCGACAGCCTCGTCGCGCTGCCCACCCGCAATAAGAACATCAAGTGGCAGCATCGCCCGCTTGACTGGCCTGTGGCGAGCTTCACGTGACCCAACACCTCTTCAAAGCTCGTGAAGACCACGAGTACGAAGTCGAGGCGTGGTTCGAGCGCGACCGAAAGCACTTAGCGCTGACGCATCCAAGCCGGAAGAAGCCCATCGTCGAACTCTGGGACGACGAGGTCGACCAAGCGGTTGATCATGGTTTCCTGGCCCTGCCTCACCACCCACGACCCACCACCGAGATGTGGCGTGCTCCCCTTCTGGGGTACGCACGCAGCTACCAACTCATTCGCTGAGGATCATCATGACCGGACCCTACACCCGCATCTCCCCGGACACCGTGCTGCGCAGCCCTGCCACTGGTCTCTCGGCGCGTGAGGCCATCGAAAAGATGGTGCTCGACGGCCTGCGCATCTCTGTGCGTATCAACGGCCCGGAGCAGCTCTTGGAGGCCCAAAGCCCCGAAGAAGAGCAGTATTACCGCGAGTGCATCGAAGAAGCGCGGAAGCTCCACAACCGCTTCCTGCGCAGGTCGGGCCTGGACGGCGAGAAGCTGTGAGCACGCCGCTCGGCCTGAACCGCATCGAAGCGATTCTGCGGAGCACGGGTTACGTCACGAAGGGCCAAGCTGCGACGTGCTCCATACTGATCGCGAAGAACAAGCTGGCCTGCCCGCAGTGCCACGGCACGGAGCACTGCGGCCCTCCGAACTTCGTCGAGTGCCCGCAGTGCCGAGGGAAAGGACATGTCGAATGACTGCACAGGCGGACCTCGACATCCTGCGCATGTTCGTGGACGAAGCACAGGAACACCACTTTCTAGTCTCGGCCCGGGGAGATGATGAGGCTCCTACGACCAGAATCTTGTTGTGGATAATCGCCGTCTTACTCAAAGGAGGTCGGATCAAGGTTGACGGCGACGGACTTATGTCTTCGCCTGCAGCTCAGTTCCTCGACAACCTCCCTTGCCGTCCGCTTCTTCAACCCTGGCTCGAACCGCGTGAGTGGTCGCCCGAGCAAGTCATCGCGCTCAAGGTGGCGCACAAACTGGAGCCAAAACGATGAGCATCATCGCTGCCGTAAAGGCCCTCGCTGCTGAGGTCACCGCTGCCAAGGGGCAACTCGACAGCACCAAGGTCGACGAGCACGTGCGCAAGCTGTGCAAGCTCGCAGACGACCCCACGTACTTCGCCACGCCGAACGAAATCGACGTGGCTCGTGCTCAGTACGGCACCGGCGACGTTCAGGTCGACGACGATGCCTTGGCCAGCCGCGATGGCGCGGACGGACGTTGGATCATGGCCTGGGTCTGGGTGCGCGATGCGTAAGCCGAAGATCGAGGTCCGCATCGTCGAGTACCACCCGATCTTTTTTTTGCTGTACCACATGACCATTGATCGCGTCGTCTGCATCCCCGAAAAACCTGAGAGGATCTGGCTCCCCTCGTTTAGCGTCAGCGAATGGAGCCTCACGCCCGAGGCGATCATCAAGCAAGCGTTGCGCACGTCACGCTACTCGGTCAAGTGGTGCGAGCTGTGTATTTGGCATGGAAGCAAGCTCATGCTCCACGCCGTGCGCGGCACCCCGGACGAGAACACCGCGCGCTTAGTCGCTGCGGAGCTGGAGCGGTGACTGATCCCAACGCAATGACATGTCATTGGTGCGGTACGACTAAATCCAATGACGACGGGCAGTGGTGGCACTTCAGGGATTATCGAGGTTATTTCACAGGCCTTGCCTGCTCAAGCTGCGCAGATTGGATCTGCGCGCAAACCACCCACGACATTGAAGAGATGAAGACCGCTGATGCGGTCGCCAAGGAGATCACGAAGTGAGCACCATCACAGGCAGGCGAGCCAGCACCATCGTGTACGACGAGTGGACCACGATGACCCCAGCCTCCCCGAGCATCGACGATGTGAACGCTGCCCGAGCGCGCCTCCGCAGGTTCGTCGTCCATCCCGGCAAGGACAGCAAGCACCACACGTTCTTCGCCCGCCAGATCCACGCTGCGTGTGTCGCTGCAAAGGCGAAGTACCCGGTGACCTACGCTCACTCATCGCTCACCGTGACCATCACGAAGGGCAAGGCCCGCGCGCTGATCAACGCGAGCGACAAGTGGATCGCTGAGCAGGTTGTGCAGAGGCTTTCTCAATGAACATCTACGACCTACGCGCTGTGATCGCCGAGCTGGTCGCCCTGAAGGACATCAAGGATGAATGTCTGCGCAGACGGCAGCGCCGTCCGTGCTCCATCACCCGCAAGTTTCCTCAAGACCTGCTCGACGCCGAGGCCGACTACAACCGACGCAAACCGCTTGCCTGGGCTGCTGCCCGCGCAGCACTGAAGGAGATCAAGTGAAGCCCCGCCCTCTCTACATCTTCGACCTCGACGGCACGCTCGCGTTGATCGAGCACCGTCGCCACTTCGTCGAGAACCGCGCGAACCGCTGGAAGGAGTTCTTCGAGGCTTGCGTCGATGACCTGCCCAACACGCCAGTGATCGAGGTCTTCAAGGCCCTGGCCTGCAACATGGTCGACATCTGGATCTTCAGCGGCCGCAGCGACGCGGTGCGCACGCAGACCGAAGAGTGGTGCGTCAAGCACCTCGGCTGGTGCCCGCCTTTGGAAATGCGCCGCAGCGGCGACTTCACACCCGACGACGTGCTGAAGAAGCAGTGGCTCGATTCGATGCTCCCCGAGGATCGCGAGCGCCTCGTGTGCGTGTTCGACGACCGCGACCGCGTCGTCAAGATGTGGCGCGACAACGGCGTCACGTGCTTGCAGGTGGCGCCGGGCGAGTTCTAATGCGCCCTGACAACGCACTTGAGTAGAGGAGAGTCTCATGCCCCAAACCGTCTACAGCGAAGCAGAGTACCAAGCGCTGTGTGATGAGCTGAACATCGCCAACACGCGGCTGAAGGCTGCGGAAGCCATGCGCCCTCAGTGGGCCATGGGCCACACCTCGGACAGCGTGGCCGCCCAGACGAAGAGCGTCGCGTTGCAGCAGGTCTGGGATTTCCTAGGCGTGTCAGACCAGACTGCTTGCATGCAAGCTCTCAAGCTGCGGGTCACCCGGCGAGTGGCCTGATGCACTCCGACATCAAGCTCCTCATGGATCGTGAGCAGGAGCTGGCCAACAGCGGGTGGAACATGACGCCCGGCGAGCTGACCGCACAGACCAGCGTGTTCAAGGCCGCGGCTTGCTGGTTCGCGTTCGCGTACCTGCACCCTCGCGAGTCCAGTGAGTTCCTCATTTCCCAACGCGTCGTCGAGACGCTTCACCCTCAAACTACTTCAAGGAGTTCCCCACGATGAGCACCATTCAGGCCGGCAACGCCGCCACGATCACTCCGAGCCACTGCCTTCGCCTGCTGCCCACGCTGTACAAGCTGCGCCGCTCGTTCTTCCTGAAGGGCCCGGTCGGCGTCGGCAAGTCATCCATCGTTGCGCAGTTCTGCACCGCCAACAAGCTGGAGATGCGCGACGTGCGTCTGAGTCAGATGGACCCGACCGACATCAAGGGCTTCCCCAGCCCCGACGCCGCGAAGAACCTGATGCGCTGGCTCCCGCCCGACTTCCTGCCCACGGACAAGAAGTCGAAGGGCGTGCTGTTCCTCGACGAGCTGACCAGCGCCCCGACCGCCGTCCAGGCCAGCGCTTACCAGCTCATGCTCGACCGCAAGGTGGGCAGCTACATCCTGCCCCCTGGCTGGTCGGTCGGTGCCGCTGGCAACCGCGAGATCGACCGCTCCATCGTCAACCGCCAGCCGGCGGCGCTGGCGAACCGCATGATCCACCTGAACATCGACGCCTCGCTCGAATGCTGGGTGCCGTGGGCCATGGCGAACGGCATCACGCCGACCACCGTCGCCTACCTGCGCTTCGAGGAGAAGAACCTCCACAACTTCGACCCGCAGTCCGCCGAGGCAGCGTTCCCGACGCCTCGCTCGTGGGTGTTCGCCGACGAGGTGATGCGCGAGGGCCTGCCCCCGGTCGACGCGATCCCGCTGCTGCGCGGCGCTGTCGGCCCGGCTGCGATGAACTACTGGGCTTTTGCGCAGATGATGGCCGAGCTGCCCACCCGCGACGAGATCGCGATGGACCCGGAGCACGCGCCGATTCCCGAGAAGCCCGATGCACGGCTGGCCACGGCCACGATGCTGTCGATGGCAGCGAAGGACGTGAGTGCGTTCAAGACGTTCCTCACGTACATGCAGCGCATGAATCAAGAGATGCAGGTCATCTTCATGCGCGACATGCTGGCGAAGGGCACGGACGTGCCGGTCAAGACCACGCCTGAGTTCACGAAGTGGGCCTTCGCAAACAGCGACGTGATGCTGTGAGCTGGCTCCCCTACGCTTTGTTGGCTGGGGGCTTCATTGCCGCCGTGGCGCTCGCGTGGTGGTTGCTCGGCCTCTTCGAGGGCGACGACAACGAACTGCCGCCCGACAACTTCGAGTATTGCAACCCGCAGGATTGGGGCGACCAGTGAGCGACCGTGGCCGCTCATTCCTGGCCGTCCTCGCTGCGGTCGCGTGGGCGGTGCTCTGCGCGCTCACCATCGCAGGCCTGCTCTGACCCAACCCAACCAAGGAACTCTGCATGAGACTCACCAGAATCATCCGCGAAGCATTCGTCCGCAGTGTCATGAACGACGTGCCGTCCATCGACTACTTCGAGCAGTACCGCAAGCTCTATCAGACGGCGGTGCTGTCCAAGGCACCGGCCGAGGTGCGCGCGGCTTACCCCAAGCATCAGGCGTGGCTGAGCCGAGAGCACAGCTGGACCGCCGGCTCGATCCCCGGGTTCTACTGTGTCCGTGAACGCAACGGCACTGTGCAGATCGACCCTGCCATCCAGGCCCAGCTCGACGAGATCGACAAGCTGTACAGCCAACAGAACGACGCCCGTCATGAGCTGCAGATGAAGCTCAAAGGCGTGGTCGAGAGCTGCACGACCCGCAAGGCGCTGGCCCAAGCGCTGCCGGAGTTCGAGAAGTACCTCCCCAAGGAAGAGGACAAGGTCTCGAACCTGCCGGCCCTGGCCAACGTGATGACAGACTTCATGAAGGCCGGCTGGCCGAAAGACCGTGCTGCTGCTGACGTGGTCACCTGAGCTGACGACTCCCGCGCCGCGCCGGCGAACGAGGTCGGTAGGAGCGTGGGTGGAGAACTTTGTCGTCCGTGGTGCCTGGAAGAAGCAGTACGAAGACGGCTTCGACTTCGACTACGACCACCCCAACGACGCTCAGAACGACGCGGCGCGTGGCGTGATGGAGGCGATCTACGCCATCTACATGCTGAAGATTTATCTGGTAGCTGAGGTACTGACGAAATGAGCACTCCCCTTCAAGACAGCGCGATGCTCGTCGCGCTCAACATCAGCCAGTGGACGGCCCGCAAGTACGACAAGGTCGCCACGAACGAGGTCGACCGCAACCACGGGGCGAAGGACGCCGGCCGCTACAACAAGCTGTTGGTCGACAAGGCCGCGCTCGATCCGATGGACGAGATCGCCAGCGCCGCGCGCCAGCACCACTACAGCGTCACGCTGCCGTGGGGCAACCAGGGCGAGCGCCTGCTGCCGGCCACACTGTTCATGGACTACGTGCAGACCATGGGGCAGTTCAAAGCCGAGTTCGAGTCCCGCGCTGCGAAGTTCGCCGCGATCTACCCGCAGCTCGTGCAGGACGCACGGCAGCGCCTGGGCACGCTGTACAACCCGGCGGACTACCCCACCGAGGTGCGCAGCCGCTTCTCGTTCGACACGCCCGTCTCGCCGGTGGCCAGCGCGAACGACTTCCGCGTGAACCTGAACAGCGAGTACGTGGAGGCCATCAAGCGCGAGATCACCGAGCGCCAGGACACGCAGCGCACGGAGGCCGTGAAGCACGTCTGGAAGCGCGTGCGCGAGGTCGTCGAGCGCATCGAAGAGACGTGCTCGAAGGAGAAGCCGCGGATCTTCGACTCGATGATCGAGAGCGCCAGCCAGCTCATCCAGGTGCTGCCGGCGCTGAACCTGAACAACGACCCCGAGCTGGATCGGATCGCCCACGAGATGAAGAAGCTCGTGGTGTCGCCCGACGTGCTGCGGGCGAACCCACACCGTCGTGCGGACCTCGCCAAGGCCGCTGGCGAAGTGCTGCTGACGCTGCCCTGAACAAGGACCACCATGACCGACATCACGCTCTTCAAGAAGATGACCAAGGCGCGGATCAAGCTGCTGGTCAACCAGCCCTTCTTCGGCCAGCTCGCGCTGCGGCTGAACCTCGTCGAGAAGCCTGACCTCAAGCCGCCGACCCTGGCCACGAACGGCAAGTCGATCTTCTACCACCCCGAATGGGTGGCGTCGCACGACGGCGTGACTGTCCAGGCCGGCATCGGCCATGAGGTCGGCCACGTGGTCATGCAGCACCTGGGGCGCGGCAAGGGCAAGCAGCAGGGGCGCTGGGGCCATGCCGTCGACTACGCCGTCAACGACATGCTGACCGACTGCGGCTTCCAGATCCCCGACGACTGGGTCCACAACCCGATGTTCAAGGGCATGGCCGCTGAGGCGATCTACAAGCTGCTGCCGGAAGACCCGCCTGATGGCAGCGGCGGTAGCGACGGAGGCTTCGACGGCCACAGCGACGAGCCGTTCGACGAAGAGCAGGCCGTCGAGTGGCAGGTCGCCGCGGTCAACGCCGCTGAGGTGCAGCGCACGCGCCAGAACGGCACGCTACCCGGCACGCTGCAGCGCTTCATCGACGAGATGACCTCGCCCAAGGTCGACTGGCGCACGGTGCTGCGTCGCTTCGCCAACAGCCCGGCCAAGGACGACTATGCGTGGCATCGGCCGAACCGCAAGTACCTCGCGCTGGGTGTGATCCTGCCCGGCATGTACAGCGAGACCGTCGAGGACGGCACGACGATCATCGACACCTCGGGTTCGATCACGCAGGAGGTGCTGACAGCGTTCTCCAGCGAGATCGCCGACATCCGCGTCTCGGTGAAGCCGCGCATGCTGCGCACGATCTACTGCGACGCGCGAGTGAACCACGTCGATGAGTTCCTGCCCGACGACGAGTTCAAGACCGAGATGCACGGTGGCGGCGGCACGGACTTCCGGCCGCCGTTCAACTGGCTCGAAGAGCGCGCCATCGAGCCGACCTTCGCAATCTACCTGACGGACGGCTACGGCCCGTTCCCGAAGGAAGAGCCCAAGTATCCAGTCCTCTGGGTCATGACCACCGACGTGCAGCCGCCTTGGGGCGAATGCGTGCGCATCGAACTCTAAAGGAGACCGCAGATGAAACTCACATTGGACGTGGCGCGCAAGCTCCACGTCCTCACTCTGGAGCTGGAGAACGACGGCGTGTTCCACCGTGCATTCACCAGGCCTGGGTACACCAAAGCGGAACTGCGCTTGTTTGTCCGAGACTACGCCACCGGGAAGACCCATGCCCGGCTGGTGCAGCACCCAGGCACACCGCAGAACGAGTTCGAGACCCGCCCTGGCTACTTGTACCGTGAAGCGATTCGCGAGTACCTGTGCAAGAGCTGGGACTACGAGCCAGCGTACGCCCCGGCGCAAGGCCCCGAGAAGGACTGGCGGAAGGCCGAGCGCCCTGTTGTCGAACTCGGGAGCGACGACACTGGCAACTACTTCGTGGTCATCGAAGCGAAGGCGTCGAAGGTGGCGGCGCTCAGGCGCGAGGCCGACGACTACAGCGCGCTGCCTGACGGCACGATCCTGCACACGCGAAGCCAGGGCGACTACATCAAGGGGCCGCACCCGAAAGCGGCGCATGTCAAACCTTGTGTGGGCCGCCCCGTGTTCGCTTGGAAAGTCGGGGATGAGTCTTTGACGCACCCGTCTTGGATTGCTGCAACACCTGAGGGCAGCGCTTCCGCCCGCGATGACGAGGGGCGCGATTGGGACATCGTCGGCTTCACCTTTGCCCAAGACCAGATCGACGCGGAGATCGCAGCACCCCGCGCCGACCCCGAGCATCCGCTGTATCTGCAAGAAGCCAACAACCACCTCACCAACGCCTCCGAGCATTTTGCCCGGCTGGCAACCTCCCTGAAGGAAATCGCCATGAACAAGCAAGCCATCATCGACATCACCACCAAGACCCTGGTCAACGGCGTCGACATCAAGGAGCTGTCCGACAGCGCCGTCTACGACCTGATCGCCAGCCAGGAAGCGGCCATCGCCGAGCTGGAGAAGATCAACGCGAAGCCCAAGAAGCTGGTCGCCGAGATCGCCAAGCGCAAGGCCGGCATCGCCGCTCTGGTCGAGTACCTCGACAGCAAGGAGTGAGCCTGCCATGTCGGAGTGGACGATTGCCGATCAGCACACAGCGCTCGCTGAAGGCTGGGGCGTCTTCGACTCCGGCATCGACGGTAACGGCTTGCCGTCCGACCAACATATTGAGCGACTTGACGCCCCTGAGCAATGGGGCTCTACCGCGTACCTTGCGTCGGACGAAGAAGCCTTCGCGCTCATGCAAGCCGGCAAACAGCCCCACCACATCAAGGCACTAGCTCTCCATGTCGCTTGGCTCCTCACTCGTCGAAGAGAAGACTGAGTTCACTTTCGAGCAGCTCAGCGAGAGCGCGAAAGACCGAGCCCGTGAGCAGTACAAGGGTGACGAGTACCCATGGGGCAACTGGTGGGAGCCGGTCTACGAGGACTTCGTCGAGATCGCGTCTCGCCTCGGGTTCGCCATCGACAAGGAGCACATTCAGTTCTCCGGGTTCTGGAGCCAGGGCGACGGCGCGTCGTTCACTGGGCGCTACGCTTGCGACGGCCCGCACAGCGCCGCCATCAAGGAGTACATGGCGGCCGACGAGGTCTTGCAGGCGCTGGCCGGGCGCCTCGATGCCTTGCAGGTCGCTGCGCAGCTTCGGTACGAGCGCAAGTGGAGCGCCACCGTTGCGAGCGACCTCAGCAGGTACTGCCACTCCGGAGGTATGAGTGCTGGCAACGCCATGCTGGGTGACCTCTGCTTCGACGACGACGATGTTGAGCCTAGCTGGGGCCCAGACTTTGAGCACGCCGAGACCGAGATTCGCAACGTAGCTCGTGCCCTGGCGGACTGGCTCTACAGGGCGCTGGAAAAGGAGTATGAGTACCTCTGCTCCAACGAACACCTTGACGAGATCTTGGGAAACGGCGACGACCTGTACGACGAAGATGGTGACACAATTGACCCTACCCCCACCTGAAACACGACCATGACCCAAACCGTCCAGAGCTGGTCGCACAGCAAGGCCGTCGACTTCGAGAAGTGCAAGGGCATGTTCTGGCTCAAGCACGGGGAGAAGATCCCCGAGCCCGAGCGGCCGCTGCCCCCAGGCAAAACCGAGCATGCCAACGACCGTGGCACCCGCATCCACACGGACTGCGAGGAGTACGTCAACGGCACCTCGGACTACTTGCCCGTCGAAGCTGAGAAGAGCTTTGGCCCGCAGCTCGACCTGCTGCGCCACTTGTTCACGTTGGGACAGGTCACGCTCGAAGGCGAATGGGCCATGGACATGGACTGGGCACCGGCGGACTGGAAGAAGGGCTGGCTGCGCCTGAAGCTCGACGCCCTGGTCCACGTGCAGGATGACGAGGCTATCGTCATCGACTACAAGACCGGCCGCAAGTTTGGCAACGAGATCAAGCACGCCGAGCAGCTTCAGCTCTACCAGCTTGTCACGTTCCTGCGCTATCCGCACCTGGGGCGCGTGACTGCCGAGTTGTGGTATCTCGACCAGCCTGACGGCAGCAACCTGACCTCGCTCACGTTCACGCGTGACCAGGGTTTGCGCTTCCGTGAGAAGTGGCACAAGCGCGGCCTGAACATCACGACCTGCACGCAGTTCCCGTTCAACCCGAACATCTTCAGTTGTAAATACTGCCCCTACGGCCCTTGGGAAGGTGGCACGGGGCACTGCCAAGTGGGGAAGCGATGAGTCGCTTCTTCGTCGCTATCGAGGCGATCACCGACCCGTTCCCACTGTCCGCGCTGGCCGAAGGCTTTGCCCAGGCTGTCGCCGAAGCTGAGACGGACGGCGACGACCCGGAGAAGTGTCCTGCTGTGCTGCTGCTCGGCGGGCTCATCTCTTTCCGCACACATGGCGATGTGCGCTCCATGAACAGCTACCAGCGCCTTCTGGACGAATGTCGGGGGCGTATTGATTCGAGGGAGATCCAGTGAAGCTCTCTGGCGGGCTCAAGGCCCTGGCTCGTTCCAGTGTCAATCACGTCGCTGACAAGGACGAGGTCTATACCTCCGCGAAACGGACCTATGCGAAGCGTCTCTCGCCGGCCAAGAAGGCTCGCGCCAAGGAGCTGATCGACGAGGGCTACACGCCGCGAGATGTCGCTTTCAGCCTTGGCATCACCTACGCCCAGGCTCAAACCTTCTGCAGAAAGCCCAAGAAATGAAGTTCTTCATCGTGTGGCCCTTGCGCATCCTTGGCGCCCTGTTCTGGGCGCTCTACATGCTCGCGGGGGTGATCTTCTTCAAGACGCTCATCGGCCTCGCTTGTCTCCTGCTGGCCATCCTCCGCTACCTGAACGGCCCACGCCCATGATCAAGTCCCGTGCAGTCGCCAAGGCTATGGCGCACCAGACCGCCAGTCTCAAGCATGACGCTGCCAATCCTGTGGTGTTCGACATGTCGGACCCCGGCACCGGCAAGACCTACGTCCGCATCATGGCCTTCGCCGGCCGGCGCAAGAAGCGCAGCGGGTGCCTCCTTGTGCTCGCCCCGCGCTCGCTGCTGCGCGCGGCCTGGGCCAATGACCTGCACAAGTTCGCGCCCCATCTGAAGGTGTCCGTGGCCACGGCCGACGTGCGCGGCGATGCCTTCGAGGAAGACGCCGACGTGTACGTGGCCAACCACGACGCGGTGAAGTGGCTGGCCAAGCAGAAGCCGGCCTTCTTCAAGAAGTTCAGCGAGCTGGTGATCGACGAGAGCACGGCCTTCAAGCACCACACCAGCCAGCGCTCGAAGGCGGTCGGCAAGATCGCCAAGTATTTCGACCGCCGGGCCAACCTCACCGCCACGCCGACGACGAACAGCATCACCGACATCTGGCACCAGATGCACATCCTCGACGGCGGCCGTCGCCTAGGGCCGAGCTTCTACGGCTTCCGCAACAGCGTGTGCGAGCCGTCGCAAGTCGGGCGCAGTGCCAAGGCCGTCCGCTGGTCGGACAAGGAAGGCGCCGAGGAGGCGGTGTACAGCCTGATCGAAGACGTGGTTGTGCGCCACAAGTTCGAGGACTGCGTGGACATCCCGCCAACGCTGATCCACACCCTGCCCTACACGATGACGCCCAAGCAGCGCCGCGTGTACGACGACATGGAGGAGAAGCAGCTCCTGCCACTGCTGGGCTCCATCGGCAATCAGGTCGCGAGCACGCTGACCCAGTCGAAGTTCCGCGTCATGGCCGTCAACGCTGCGTCCGTCGTGACCAAGCTGCTGCAGATCGCCAGCGGCGCGGTGTACTCCACCGGCGGCGACTACAGCGTGATCGACACCTCGCGCTACGAGATGCTGATGGACCTCGCTGAGGTGCGCCAGCACCCGCTGATGTTCTTCTACTGGCAGCACCAGCGCGACCTCCTCGTGGCCGAGGCCGAGCGCCGCGGCAAGACGTTCGCCGTGATCGAGGGCAAGACGAAGGACAGCGAGCGCAACGCCATCGTCACGCGCTACCAGATGGGTGAGTACGACGTAGTGTTCGCCCACCCGAAGAGCGCGGCCCACGGCCTCACGATGACCGCCGGCACCTCGACGATCTTCACCGGCCCGACGCACGACCTGGAGTGGTTCAAGCAGGGCGGCCGCCGGCAGGCCCGCATCGGCCAGAAAAAGAAGACCGAGATCGTGACCGTCATCGCCGAGGACTCGCGCGAGGTCGACGTGTACGACGGCATCCTGATGCCGAAGGACGGCCGCATGTCGAACCTCTTGAGCCTGTTCGTGCTCGGCATGAAGGACCGCGGGCTGGAGGAGGCGTGATCGTCGCCGACCGCCGAGCCGGCTGGGTGGCCAGCGGGCAGCACGTGACGACGATCCCCGCCGGCAAGCCTCTGGGGCTGCTGGAGATGTTGGAGTTCTACGAGCTGCGCCCTGGCCACCGGCACTTCGCCCATCTGGCGAAGGGCTCGCGCTACCCCCGGGTCGTGCTGCTGAAGGACAACGGCGCCTTCGTGGTCGCTCCCCTTAACCCTGATGTGGTCGTGAAGGAAAAACCGTGAGCTGGACAAGTGCCGTGAAGAATCGCCCCCAGGAGAAGACTGCTGCGCGCGCCGTGCGCCAGCAGTTCAGTCGGCCGGCGTTCATCCCCGAGGTGATCGACTGGGCGCGGCTGGTCAGCCTGGACTTCGAGACCTACTACGACGCCGACTACACGCTCAGCAAGCTGAGCACCAGTGAGTACATCCGCGACGAGCGCTTCGAGGCGTTGATGGTCGGCATCAAGATCGGGCGCAAGAAGACGAAGGTCGTGCCCGGCCCGAAGATCGCGGCCGAGCTGCGCAAGATCCCCTGGTCGACGCACTCACTGCTGTGCCACAACACGCAGTTCGACGGCTTCATCCTCAGCCACCACTACAACATCCATCCGGTGCGCACCTACTGCTCGCTGTCGATGGCCCGGGGCCTCTACAGCAACGACATCGGTGCTGGCCTGGACGAGGTCTCGAAGTACCTGGGAGGCCAGGGCAAGATCGACGGCGGCGTCGAGGGCATGAAGGGCGTGCGCTTCAAGGAGCTGTTTAAGAACAAGCCCTTGTGGAACCGCTCGGTGGCGTACTGCGGGCAGGACGTGGACGAGATGTTCAACGTCTTCGAGCGCATGGTGCCGCTGATGCCGCGCGAGGAGATGGAGCTGATCCACATGACGAACCGGATGTTCATTCAGCCGGTGCTTCGCGTCGATCTGCCCCGCGTTGAGAAGGAGCTGGCTCGTGAGCTGGCCGAGCGCAAGAACCTGCTGCTCAACGTGCTCAACCCTGCCGATTACAACGAGGAAGAGACGAAGCAGATCTTGAAGACCAAGGCCGAGCGTGCCCTGGTCGGCGAGGAGCGCACGATGTTGTTCGCTCGCCGTGTCATCGGCAGCAACGAGCGCTTTGCCGACCTGCTGCGTAAGCTGGGCGTCAAGCCGCCGGTGAAGATCAGCCCAGCCTGGATGAAGAAGCCGGCGGCTGAGCGCACCGAGGAGGGCCAGTGGGCCTATGCATTCGCCAAGGACGATCAGGAGTTCATCAACCTGCCTGACGACGTTGACAAGCTCGGCGACGACCTCGACCTCAACAAGAAGAAGGACATCGTCGAGCTGGCCGTGCGGCAGGCCCGCTTGCGGCTGCTGGTGGACTGCCGGCTGGCCGTCAAGTCGACGACGAACATCACCCGCGCTGAACGCTTCCTGAAGGCCGGCGCGGACGGCATGAAGCTACCCTGTGGCTATGCCTATGCGCGGGCCCACACGCTCCGCTGGGGCGGCAACAACAAGATGAACATGCAGAATCTCACCCGTGGTGGGGAACTGCGCCTGTCGATCCTGGCTGAAGAGGGCTACGAGCTGTGCGTCGCCGACTCGGGTCAGATCGAGTGCCGGGTCAACGGCTGGTTATGGGGTCAGGATGACCTCCTAGAGGCCTTCAGAGCGGCGGATTCGGGCACAGGCATGGACGCCTACTGCCGGTTCGCCTCAGCGATCTATGGCCGCACCATCACGAAAGCCGACAAGACTGAGCGCTTCGTTGGCAAGGTGTGCGTCCTGGGCCTGGGGTTCCAGATGGGCGCACCCAAACTGCAGATCACCCTGGCGAAGGGCGCGCTCGGTGGCCCGCCGATCTACTTCGAGCTGGACCACTGCCACGTCATCGTTAACACCTACCGGCGGATGAACAACCGCATCGAGGCCGGCTGGTCGAAGTGCAAGCAGATCATCGAAGAGATGGCTGCGGGCATCAAGGGCGCGCACGGGCCAATCTCCTGGGAAAAGGAGACGATCTGGTTGCCCAACGGCATGAGCCTACGCTACCCCGACCTGAAGAAGCGGATGGGGGACAAGGGCTACGAGGAATGGACGTATCAAGCCAAGGACATCCGCAAGAAGATCTATGGCGGGCTGCTGTGCGAGAACATCGTGCAGGCCCTGGCACGGATCATCGTGGCCTACCAGATGATCGAGATCGACAAGATCGACCGCATCGTGATGACCACGCACGACGAGGCCGTCACCCACGTGAAGAAGGCCCGCGCACCGAAGGCCACCGAACGCATGATCAAGATCATGCAGACCTCGCTGCCCTGGTGCTTGGACCTGCCGCTGAACGCTGAGGGCGGGCACGATGTCAACTACTCGAAGTGAACGGCGCTACAAAGTCGTTAGCCTCGAACGGCGCAGCCCCGGTTGGGCCTGCTGCTTTGCCGGCTCTGACGGAAAGATCTATTGGCGCCACGGCCTCACTCGCTTCGGCGCGGTGCGCGCCTCAATCCGCAGTGAATGGGAACGCATCGCCTTGCGCACAGCTACTGCCCTCACATGAACAAGCCTCCGTCGAACTTCCACTACCGCGACCGCCAGATCAAGGTCAACGCGATCACCCAGGCCCGCCTCATCAAGCTGATGCTCGAAGGCGACCGCAACTGTCAGGAGCTGGCCGACGAGACCGGCCTGCACTACGTCACGGTGTGCCAGTACACGCGCGAGCTGCATCGCGTCGGCGCGGTTCATATCGTCCGGTGGGACGAGGACCGCAACGGCCGGCAGAACATCCGTGTCTACAAGATCGGTGTCGGCAAGGACGTGAAGCCCCGCCGCATGACGGTGGCCGAGCGGCAGACCCGCTACCGCCACAAGAAGCGCATGGCGACCCAGCTCGGGCTCATCGGCGCGAAGGCCGCACCAGTGCTCGAAGAGGAGGCTGCATGAGACACCAATGGCCAAGGGCCGACGTGGTCGAGACCGGGCTGGTGACTGACCCCGACTGTCGCGGCCACCACTATGTCAAGTGGCGGAACCCTTTCACAGGCCTCTTCATCGAGGTGTGGGGGGCCACCAAGACGCGGGCCTTCCGCCGCGCAATTTATGCGTGGCGCTTAGCCATGAAGGCGTATGTCGACGCTGTGGAGAAGGCGCTGCAATGACCGACGCCGAGATCATCGACTACCTCGCGCTCAGCTTGAAGGTGGCGCCCTACTGCGACGTGCAGATCGGCACGGTGTTCTTCACCTCCAAAAAGCCTGGGGACAAGCGCAGCCTGCGTGAACTTCTGACTGATGCCATCGCCGCCGACCGCGCGAACCCGCACGTCCAGGCCAAGATCGCCGACGCTGTGGCCAAAGAGATCACCAAAGAGATCATCAAAGATTCATCCGAGATTCTTGCACGATCTAACTAAGATCGTGCTACGATTCGTCCACCGAAGGAGAACGCATGGCAACCGCCACCGCCAAGAAACCTGCCCCGTCCGCCACGGCCAACGCCAAGAAGACCAAGGACGCCACGGCCCGCAAGGTCGCCGAGGCCATCGCCCCCTCGAAGCTCGGCGAGATCGTCGATGAGATGTTCGATCTGCGGGAGCAGAAGCGAAAGCTCGACGCCGAGGTCGCCCAGATCAGCGCCCTCTATGCCGAGAAGGAAACGCTCCTCATGGCACGCTTGGAGGACGAGAAGACCGACAAAGCCGCCGGCAAGAAGGCCACGGTGTCCATCACCACCGGCATCGTCGGCAACGTGGAGGACTGGTCGGCTGTCGAGGCCTTCGTCAAGAAGACCGGCAACTTCCAACTGTTTCAGCGCCGCATCGCCGACGCTGCCTATCGTGAACTTCTTGAGTCGCTGAAGGGCAAGCCTGTCCCCGGCATCAAGGAATTCCACAAGAAGCGCGTGAACCTGCGCGTGATTCCCTGACCCCCAACGAGGAGCCTTATGGCCACCAAAGCAACCACCCCCAAGCCCGCAGCGAAGGCCGCGAAGACCGACGTGGCCGTGCGCAAGCCGTCCACCGGGGCCATCGTGTCCATCAAGGACGCACTCAAGGCGCAGGCCGCAGCCATCGGCGAGCGCACCCAGCCGGCCAGCGGCAACCGCATCCGCACCAAGGGCAAGAACTTCATCCTGCCCGACGGCTCGGAAGCTGCGTCGCTCGACGTGATCATCGTGGACTTCACCACGACCCACAAGTTCTACGAGGGCAACTACGACCCGAAGAACATCGTTCCCCCGGGCTGCTTCGCCATCGGCACGAACCCGCGCCAGATGACCCCGAGCGACGACTCGCCCAACAAGCAGGCCGACTCGTGCCAGGGTTGTCCCATGAACGAGTTCGGCTCGGCGGGCAACGGCAAGGCGTGCAAGAACGGCCGGCTGCTGGCGGTGTTGCCGCCCGACGCGGACAAAGACTCCGAGCTGTGGACCCTGGAGGTGTCGCCCACCGCCATCAAGGGCTTCGACGGCTACGTGGCCAGTGTGGCACGTCAGTTCGGCATGCCCCCGGTCAGCGTCATCACCACGGTGTCGCTGGACGATGCGGTCGACTACGCCAAGGTGGTGTTCTCCAACCCGGTGCCCAACGAGCGCCTGGAAATCGCCTACGCGCGCCAGGGTGAAGCCCAGGAGCTGCTGGCCGTCGAGCCCGACGTGAGCGGCTACAAGCCGCACGCTCCGGCGGGCCGTCCAGCCGCCAAGAAGGCCGCCCCGGCGCGTCGCTGAAACCAGGGCGTCACTCGACGCCCTAACTGAGAATTCCAATGTCTGTTCGTAAGTGGTATGTCTCCGAGGCGCTCACCTCTTTCGCACGCCTCAGCGAACTTCTGCCCGAACTGACGGAGGAAGAGGTGCTCGCGTGTCTCCGCTTGGAGGCCGCGAGCAACCGCCGTGAGACGGTGATCAACCGTCTCATCTCCCGCGCAGCTCGCCTCAATGAGCTGTCCTACGTAGCCAAACTCAAGGAACAATTCCATGGCTCGCTTTTCCGTCAAGAACCAGTCCCCGGCCGAACTGAAGACCCTCAACAAGGAGCTGACCGCCAGCCTGAAGGCGCTGGAGGCCAGCGCCAAGCTGGGCGCCAAGACCCTCGCCGACGCCAACAAGGCCTACGCCACCGCCGCGGTTGAAGCCAACAAGACCTACACCGCTGCGGGCAAGGTCTACGACGCCGCAGTGAAGGAAGCCGAGAAGACGTTGCGCACTGCTGCCAAGGCTCGCGCCGACGCCATCAAGGCCGCAGACGCCACCCTGGCCACCGCCAAGAAGACCGGCGAGAAGGAAGCCGCCAAGCTGACCGTGCAGATCGACGCCCACAAGGCGAAGATCGAGCAGGTCAAGGCCGCGCTGGCTGCACCCGCAACCGAAGACGCCTGATCGGCGGGCGTCGTGCCCAGCCCTTCGGGGCTGGGCTCCTTCACTCAACACGATTGGGGCATCGTGAGCGACCTGATGATTGACTTGGAAACCCTTGGCACGAACACCGACTCGGTGATCATCGCCATTGGTGCCTGCAAATTCGACCTGACCGCCGGAACAATCGACGATGAGGGCTTCTACGCCAGCGTCAGCATCGAGTCGAACCTCGCGATAGGTCGCACTATCTCCGAGAGCACGCTGATGTGGTGGATGCAACAGTCCCCCGAAGCACGGCGTGTGTTCGGCGAAGAGAAGGTGCCCCTCGTGGCCGCGCTCGAAGACTTCGAGACGTGGCTGGGCGGCAAGAAGCTGCGTCCGTGGGGCAACGGCCCGACGTTCGACCTGGGCAAGGTTGCCCATGCGTTCCACCAGCACGGCTGGGAAGCCCCATGGGACTACTGGGACGAGCGATGCTGCCGCACCTACCGCGCCCTCCCTGGCGCGAAGACCGTGCCCCGCCCCGCCCCGGCCATCGCCCACCATGCGCTGCATGATGCTGTGGCGCAGGCCCAGTGGATGATCGACATCCACAAGGCGGTGTTCGTGGAGGGCCGTGCCCGCAGCTCGATGGTGCGGTCATGAGCGCGTCGAAGGACACGAACCCCAAGGACGCCATCGGCATCCGCAAGGTGGCGTTCTCCGTGCTCCCCTGGCGCGTGCTCTACCGCATCGCGCTGGGCATGATGGAGGGCGCGGCCAAGTACGGCCGGCACAACTACCGCGCGGTGGGGTGCCGAGCCTCGGTCTACTTCGACGCCACGGTGGCCCGCCACATCGGCCCCTGGTGGGAGGGCGAGGACATCGACCCCGACAGCGGCGAGCACCACATCGACAAGGCCATCACCAGCCTCATGGTGATGCGTGACTCGATGCTGGAGGGCAACTTTGTCGACGACCGCCCGCCTCGTGGCAACCTCGACATGGCCGCGCTGAACGAGCGCGCTGGCGTGATCCTCGACCGGCATGCCGACAAGCACCCGCACCACTACACCGAGGCGGACCGCGTGCCTGAGCCTCGCACTGGCACTGTCACCCTCGTACCTCCGGGGACGACCTTCTGATGTCGAAGCCCGAGAACACCTTCATCGCCAGCGTACACGCGCACCTCCCGCCGAGGGATCTCCTGCACCGGGAGAAGATGAACAACCCGTACAACAGCGGCACGGCGGATGTCTGGTACAGCGGCCGTCGCGACCTGTGGATCGAGTACAAGTACCTCGTCATCCCTGTGCGCGATACCACGGTCGTCGACCTGACTGCCGGCAAAGACCCGTCGCTGTCCGCGCTTCAACAGGACTGGCTGGCCCGTCGCCACGGCGAGGGGCGCAATGTGTGGCTCATCGTCGGCACTCCGAAGGGCGGCGTGCTGTTCACGGGGCGCGAGTGGGAGAAGCCGCACACGGCCAAGAACTACCGAGAGTGGCTCATGACGAGAGCCCTGGTTGCCGAAACGATCCAAAGTTTTGTGGAGACTCCGTGATCAATTTCCAACCGTTGTTTACGACGACCCGTGTCGTCGTGTCGGTTTACAGACTCGCTTCCACAATGATCCTCCTGTACTACCTGACCCGCCACCGCAAAGATGGCCGGGAGTTTCCACGAGACCGGCGGCTCGACCGCTTCCGGCGCTGACGTGTTCGTACAGGCGATCAACGACCATGCCAAGAAGGAGGGCTGGCACCTCGTGACGACCTTCGAGAACGGCACGACGAAGCCCCTCTGGGACATCGCCGGCATCTCGATGTCGCACCGCGAGGCCCAGCAGTTCGTCCTGGCCAAGGCGAAGGCTTCCTCTTCGATCCACATCGAAGCCCTGCGGCTCGTCATGCAGAGCCGTGTCCCCACCTCTACTCGGAAGAAACGATGACTTTCAAGCCCATGCTGGCATCGCCGGCGAACCTCGACACCCTGCGCTGGCCCAAGCTGGCCTCGCCCAAGCTCGACGGCATCCGCGCGGCGGTGGTCGGTGGCAAGCTGCTCAGTCGCTCGCTCAAGCCGATCCCGAATCGCTTTATCAGCGACATGCTCAGCGACCCGCAGCTCAACGGCTTCGACGGCGAGCTGATCATCGGCCCGCCGACCGCCAAGGACGTGTACCTGCAGTCCGTGAGCGGCGTAATGCGCCAGGAGGGCACACCCGACTTCATCTACCACCTGTTCGACCTGCACGACATGCCGGGCGCTGGCTACTCGAAGCGGCTCACGCAACTGCAGGCCGACGTGGGCGGCTTCGGCGCACGCGAGATGTTCTACATCCGTCAACGAGTGGTGCGCCAGGACGTGATCCGCAACCTCGACGAGTTCCACGTCTACGAGGCGAAGGTGATCGAGGAGGGCTACGAGGGCGTGATGCTCCGTGATCCTGAAGGCGTCTACAAGTTCGGACGCAGCACGGCGAACGAGGAGCTACTGCTCAAGGTGAAGCGCTTCGCCGACAGCGAGGCCGAGATCATCGGCATCGAAGAGGAGATGTTCAACGGCAACGCGGCCGAGACCAACGAGCTGGGCCGCACCAAGCGCAGCACAGCGAAGGCCGGGCTCGTGGGCAAGGGCACGATGGGCGCGCTGCGTGTGCGTGACATCCACCGCGGCTGGGAGTTCTGCATCGGCACCGGCTTCACCGCTGATCAGCGGGCGCAGCCGTGGAAGATCGGCACAGTCCACAAGTACAAGTATTTCCCGATTGGCATGAAGGACGTACCGCGCCATCCGGTGTACATCGGCCCTCGCTCGAAGCTCGACCTGTGAGCACCAACAAGCTCATTCGCGAGGTCAAGCGCGGGGCCACGAAGCTGGGAGCCAAGGTGACCGAGTCGAAGAACCTCTCCGGCCATATTCGGCTGGTGATTCACCACGAGGACGGCCGTGACCAGAAGCTCGTCATGGCGTCTTCGCCGAAGGTCTACGAGGCTACGCTGGCGAACACCCTGGCCTGGATCAAACGGTTCAAGGAAGGTAGGACATGAGCCCACACTACATCGCTCTAGCGATGGCCCATCGCTTCGTGGTCGGCCATCGGTTGCCGGGCCAGCACGAGGTGTATGGCATCGACGTGGACTGCCCGTCGATGGAAGACGCTCAAGCAGTCGCCACGCGCATGAACGAGGAGCGCGAGCGTCAGCTCGCAGCCGACATGCGCCGGCAACGTGAGGAAGGGCGTCGTGACTAGCCGTCGATGGGCTCGTAATCACCGGCTGAAGTGCCTGTGTGGCGGCTATCATTTTCCCCACCGGCGAGCAGGTGGGGCGTGTGATCACTCCAAGACCCGCGACTTCCATCTGGCCATGCGCCAGGGGCCTGCGGCCGTCATTGACTACCACCTCGAAGCTGCCTTCAAGGCCGCGCCGAGTACAACACAGGAGTGCCCGTTTTGACCTTCGCTGCGACATTCGGATTTCGTTACCCTGACCTGGGTGACCCCAAGCCCCGAGCGGACCAAGAGGTACTCTTGATCCGCGAGGGCGGCAAGCATGAACGTGGCGTCTGGAAGGACGACGGCACGTGCAAGGCGTGGGCGTTGCTGCACGCCAAAGACCGCAAGAAACCAACCAAGGAGAGCACGTCATGAAGGTCATCAAGCTGCACCACCACGAGAACGATGAGGATGCCTACGGGGCCCGCTATGCCGGCACACTGGGCGACGCCAAGAAGGAAGCCGCCGAGATCCCCAAGCATCTCCGCGCGGACGTGGTCGCCGAGGAGTACGACCTGCAGACCGACAAGGAAGGCATCGTGTCCATGCTCAACGGCGCTCCGCTCCTCGGCAAGGCCCTGCGCACCTGGGGCGTGACCGCTCGTGGTGCGTTGAAGGAAGAGTGATGGGCTGGGGCGGCTACGGGTGGGGTAACCACTCCCCGCAGACCGCACGCGACGTGGCCAAGGCGTTCTATGCCGGCCGAGCGCGCAAGCGGAGCAACTGCGAGACCAACGGGCGTACCTATCGGCTTTGCGGTAGCATCATCGCTCGCCGCATTCCTGACGACGAGGTGGCGAACGAGGTGGCCAAGGCCATCGAAGGGCAAACCGTCCAGCGGCTGTTGGAGTTCTCCTTCTGCGGCTGGCCGACCGAGATGACTTGTCGGCACCTCAAGATTCTAGGGGTCGACGCCTGCATCGGCCGGGACTGGCATACCGGCCCCAAGGGTGGTCGCGGCGACGCGTTCGACGTGCCCCTCATGAACGGCCGGGAGGTCAAGTCCACGGTCTTTTATACCTTGCAGGAGCTGGCGACGATGCCGGAGTGGGAGCCCAGCTTCAAGCCTCAAATGACTGCCTGGGCCGAGTCTCCCAGCAAACGGCAACTTGCTTTGGAGTTCGCATGAAGTCCGTCGTGTGGTTCGACCCTGTGTCAGGGCATTGCCACTTCTACGCAACCAACGAGCCGAAGGTGCGGCAGAGCTACATCGACGAGGGGTGGGTAGAGTTCTTGCCGCCGTGCGTCGAACGAGCGCCAAGCGCCCTGGTCGACGCCGCACGCAACGTCATGCGGATCTGGGACAGCCCTCAACCAACGAACTATAAACGCGCCGAGAAGGCGTTCACTGACTTGCGCGTGGCGACCATGTGGGCCGCGCTGAAGGAAACGTCATGAGATTGATCCGAGCGTGCTCTGTTCTCATCCTCGCCCTTTGGAGCGTGGCCTTCGCGATCCATTACTTTGGCTTGAGCCTCTTTGGCGCGTGGTACGGCTACCCGCTTACCGTCACGAGCCTTCTGTTCGTAGTGGCTGTCCCGCTCTGGGTCGATCATCTTTACGAAGCCAAGGACATCGCCGAGGAAACATCATGAAGGCACGCCTCCTCACCAAGCAGGAGTGGCATCGTGTCCGCGCTGCGCGCGGCGAAGCCATGACCGGGCAGCACGCTCACCGAGCCAAGTCCGTCCCGATTGATCCCGCCAACCCGACCTTCGTCCGTGGTGTCGGCAAGACCTACTACTGGTGCATGGGCGGTGGCGAACCTGAAGACGCCCAACGACGGCGCTCAGCGGCTGCCCGCTGGGCATACCGAGTAACCACGCTGCTGGCGGCAGTCCGCTGCAGCAACCTGTTCGGCCTCTGGCGCCGAAGCGAAAGGACAGTGATGGACAAAGAAGCATTGACGCCGGCCGCGATGGTGCGCGGCAGACGCTACAACTGGAAAGGCCAGCCAGAGCGCCTGGAGTACCTGGGCAAGTGGGGCTCTTGGCACCAGTTCGCCAAGGTCGGATGCATCGGTGAGGTGTGGTGCGAGGTGCAAGGCGCAGACCTGCCCATGCTGGAAGAAACGACGGCGCCGCGCGAACCCGCACACGGCTGCGGGCACATGCAAGGCCGGGGCGCCGCGTGAGGCCGAACGCAAAACTGAACGGGGCGCCGTGACGCAATAGCCGGAGCGAGCTACTGCCGTAGCGCCTCCGTTCGAGTGACTGTTAGGCCTGTGGCCGGAGAGGATGACCATGCGAGTAGGCGAGAACTTCGCGGTGAACTACATGAGCCGCAACAACGATTCATTGTGGCTGTGGCTGGACGTGAAGCTCGGCCGCTTCTGGTACGTGTTCATGTGGCACAAGGGCCAGCGGCCCTACCTGTACCGCAGCACCGATGCCACGCCACCCGACCGCGAGTTCGCGCGCAACGAGGGGCGCTGGTTCTTCGGCCGCCATGTGGGCCGGATGGATTGACGGGCCTAACGCGGAGTTAACCGGCTTGCGCCGAAAGGACGAACGATGAACAACACTGCTGCCGGCGCAAGTCCGGTTGAACGCACAGTTAGGCTGGACCCGGAGCGCTTGGCGTTTGAGGACTGGGCCGATGAGCGATGGGGCCGCGAGTCTTACAGGCACAAGAGCGACACCAGCGGCGAGTGGGAGGCGTGGAAGGCCGCCACGGCACGCGAACGCCACCGATGCGCGCTGATCTGCGACACGACGCCGCCTTACCCGTTCCGGGCGTCCATTGAGGCTGCGCACGCCATTCGGAAAGGCCAGCCGTGAAGCATGAACCTGTGCTTGGGCTGGCCCCGATGCTGGAAGCACTTGGCATTGAGCAGACCGTGAGCTTCGATGACTGCTACGCGCTGTTGGGCGAGTTGTTCGATGTGACGCGACGCAGCCCGAAGGTGGGCGAGTTGAGCGGCAACGAGTGGTGCGCGCTGGTCAATCTCGCGATGGCCCGCCACAAGAAGCCTAACGTTGCAATTGAGCCGGGCGCGTGATGCGTGGCCGAAGTGCGCGCCTGCCGTAGCGCCTCGGCTCGAATTGCGTGTTGGGCGGCCGGTGGACGAAGCAAAGAAAGGTGGAGTGCGATGAGCAGGAGCGGATACATAGACGACAACGACGACCCGCTGGCGCATGGGCGTTGGCGGCAGGCCGTGAAGCGCGCACTTGAAGGCAAGCGCGGGCAGGCACTGCTGCGCGAGCTGGTGGAAGCACTGGACGCGATGGAAGACAAGCGCCTGTACCCGGGCAGCTTCGCTACACCCGAAGGCGAGTTCTGCACGCTCGGCGTGCTCGGCGCGAAGCGCGGCGTGAAGATGGACGACCTGGGCGACGAGGAAGACTGCGACCCCGCGCAGGTAGGCCAGCGATTCGGCATTGCCCCTGCGATGGCGGCCGAAATCATGTACCTGAACGACGAGTACGTGGTGGACGTGTGGAAGTGGGTGGACGTGGTGATCTGCGGACCCATGCCGCCTTACCACTTTGCACCCTACGGGCACAAGAAGCACGAGCGCTCAGTGCGCGTGCCGAACGAGAGCCACCCGCGTGAGCGCTGGGAGCGCATGCGTGCATGGGCAACCAGCCAGATGAGCAGATCATCGCCGTGATCGGTCGGCACTGCCCTATCAAGGCAGCGAAAGCGTACCTTACCCATTACGCGAAGAACGAGCGCAACGGATGGGACTCTGCCAGCTTCGACCGCCCGGTCCCCAAGAGCATCGCCAAGGAGATCCCATGAACGACATCGAACTATCGCCCAGCTTGAAGCGCCGAGTTTCGGAGGACTTCGACTTCTTGGTGCTCTGCCAACCGAAGGGCAACATGGGCATGTACCGCCTTCTAGGCGACAGCACACTGAAGGCGGATCTCGCTGCCTTCAGGGAGAAGGCAGCAGCGGCCGCGGCTGTAGCTGCGAAAACGCAAGACGAAGACGGCCTGATGTTGCTGAAGGCCGCTGTGGTTCGTGCTGAAGCCCGCAGAGAAGGCGCGGTCGATCTGGACGTGGTCGTGCGCGCGATTGCCGACATCGAGAAGCGCCGTGGCTGACAAGCTCGACATGCGCCGCACGCGTCGTGCGCTCAAGATCTTCGACGCCGGGGAAGCTAAACGGGGAGCTGCCTGGGACCGCGTTGGTTCAGAAAAGGGCATACGGATCGCTGAGGTCGCTGACCGACTCGCCCTGGCCAAGGTGCAGCTTGCGTTCGCTGTCGACACTTACGACCGTAACAGCGTCGACAACTGCATGCGCCTGGGCATCGACTACCTGCGCAAGATGGCGAAGATCGGCGAGTGAACTAAGACGGCACTGGCCGTCTTTCAAGCCTAACGTCTTTACGTTGTAGGCAGCGGTGCCCAGAGGTCTACCGCCTATTTTTATTTAGCTATGAGCTACGTGTCATGCACGCATTCACACGCTCGCTCACACGCTCGCTCACACGCTCGCTTGCACGCTCGCTTGCACGCTCGCACGATCACCCACAGGCCTTCCATTCTTCCGCTTCCACTCCCGACAAACCTCACCATATAGAACTACTCTTCCTATTACATATTCTTTTTTCTTCTCTAAATAGATAGATTGGAAGAATGTAAGAATGGAAGTTATATAGGTAAAAGAGCCTTCCAGTCGCACTCCAATACAGGCTCTTCTTCCAGTCGCGTCACTCGGGGTGATGGGCCTCCACGGGCTCACCCTTCAGCGCCTCGGCGTACAGGGCGTTCGCCGGCATGCTCCGCAGCAGGAACGAGCTGAACGCGCGCCGCCCTCCGGCCACCTCTACGGCGTCGCCTAGCTGCTCCAGCGTCGGGCCCGCAAGCTCTCCGAGGCCGCTCTCGCCGCGCCGCACACCCTTGCCCACGTCCACCGCGAACTGGCCCACGCCCAGCAGACCGGCGCGCTCCACGCCGCTCCACACGTAGTCCGCAGCAGTCCAGTCGCGCTTCCACGCGGGTTCGGAGCCGCCACCCTGCAGCAGCCCCTTGGCGCTGTCCGCTGCGATCATCACAGGCACATACGAGGCCAGGGCGTAGGCGGGCGAGTAGTTGCCGCTCTTCAGTTCATGCACCGCGCGCTTCAGGATCGTTTCTTGGAACGAGAACACGAACTGCTTCAGGTGGGCGATGAACGCGAAGCGCGGGTCGCTCATCCAGATGGGCTTGTCCGCCGCGTCGGGCCGCAGCACCGCGCCATCGACCCAGCGGTTGATCGCGGCGCGCACCTTCGCCTCCTGCGCAGCCGTCAGCCCATCGAGCTGAGACAGCAGCGGTCGGCCCTGAGCATTCAGGCGCAGCTCGTCGGGCTGGAAGCCCAGCTCGGCCATCCACCGCGCGCTGTGGGCGCTGTGCTTGCCCGAGGCATGCCGGCCCAGGAAGTTGATCGCTGCCTCCGTCGCCCCCACGCGCATGGAGCGGTTGTACTGCTCCATGAGGTTGAAGCGGAAGAACAGGTCGTTCATCTTCCGTGCGCGCTCACCGACCATGCCCTGCGTGTACGACGCGCCCAGCGTGCGCATCAGGCTGGCGTCGTCGATCACACCCAGGATCGAGGCGAGGTCCGTGGCGTCGTCGTTCGTCGGGTTCTTCTGGAAGCTCTTCACCACCTCCTTCATGCCCCGCTTGAACGCACGGAACGCTTCGGGCATCGTGCCGCCGCGCACCATGATGCCCAGCGGGTCCACCACAGAGCTGAAGATCGCCAGCGGCAGCAGGCGCAGGTTCTGGTACACGATCACGTTGCCCTGCAGCCGGCGCATCGTCGGGTCGATGTCGTCGCCTAGCGTACCGTCCATGGAGCGGATGTACTTGCGCGCCGAGTCGAGGTCGTCGGGCGTGGCACCCTCGCGCCCTGCGCGGTCCAGCAGGTCGTTGAGCTTCTCGCTGTCGTCGTCGAAGCGCCGCGCCCACTCCGCACGCCGCGTGGCCTGCATCAGGTAGCTGTTCATCGTCTCGTACAGGTTCTTGTTCAAGAACCGCGCGGCGTCGTCAGCAGTGATGAACGCCAGTTCCCGCGGCTTCACGTGCTGCATGCCGGGCCGGTCGACCACGCGCAGACCCGTGCCCTCGGAGGTCATCAGGTTCTGCATGATCGTCCTCGGGTCGCCCTTCAGGTCGCCCGACTGCACGTACCGCTCCAGCATGTTCAGGAACTCGCGCTGGTGGCTGCTGATGTAATGCACGTCCCAGACACGGGGGAAGTAGTCCGTCCCCACGCCCAGGTCGCCCACGTCCACGCCGGCCCGCGTCATGTAGGCGTGCGCGTCGTCCAGGGTTTGCCGCAGCGTCGCCCGTGCGGTCATCGCAGCCGCGCGCTCGTTGCGGTCGGTCAGTGCGTTGATCGGGGCCATGTCGTTGCCCCGTTGCATCGACTCCATCGCGGCCCGCAGCGCGGCGTTACTCGCACCGTGCAGCAGCTCGCCCAGGTTCGACAGGCGCAGGCTGTGCTCCAGGCGCGCGGCAGGGATGAAGCCGAAGTCGTTGCCCTCAGCCGTGCCCTGCAGCTTCATCATGTCGGCCAGCTCGTTGAGCGCCGGGATGCCGGTGTCACGCAGCCGCTGGTGGCCTGCCACTGCGAGCTTCTCGCCCAGCTCACCGATCCCGCCGGCAAGCTTCTTGAACTGCTCGATGGCGGCGTTGCGGCCGGGCTCCAGCAGCGCACGGGCCACGGCGTCGGGGTCGTTCATGTTTCGGGCGAACTCGCCGCTGTGGAAATACTTCAGCACGTGCAGCGCACGCTCGTCGTTGCTCCAGACGCCCAGCGCCTTGCGGATGAACTCGGCGATCTTGCCGAAGATGGTCGTCGGCTCCGGGGCCACGTCCAGCTTGCCTGCCGCCCAGAACTGGTACATGTAGGCCGCGCGCTCCTCGGCGTTGGCGAGCTGCTTGATCGCCTCGGGCTGGCCGTCCAGCAGCTTGCGCAGCCGCATCACAGTGACGGGCGAGCTGGCCGCACGTTCGACGATGCCGGCGATCTTGCCGTTGCGCCCGTCCATCAGCTTGGTGAAGAACGCGTGCAGCGACTCGTGGTAGGCCACGGTCGTCGGGTTCAGTGCGTGGACGCTGATACGGATGATGTCGTCAACACCGTGGTTCGTGAACAGGCGCTGGAACTCACCCGCGTGCGGGATGTTCGCCCGCAGGTCCACCACCACGCTGTTGCCCAGCACCTTGCGCACGTAGTCGAACACCGACTGCAGGTCACGCGGGCCTTGGGCGTTCGGGTCGACGGGCTGGGCGCTGAGTGCCTTCAACTCTGCGCCGCTCAGCATAGCCTGCGCCATGGCTCGCTCGATGGGCTCATACCCGTCGTTGTCGGCCACCTCTTCGTAGAACTGCGCCTCGGTCTCGTCCTGCCGCTCAGGCGACATCATCCCTTCGCGCTCCGACCCGAAGTAGTCGTCGAGCCATTCCTTGAACGCGTCCTTGAGCACGCTCGGCATCTTGCGTCGGTCAGGGTCGCGTGCCAGCACGTCGTTCCGCAGCGTGTCGAAGTCCTCCTGCGAGAGCTGCTCGACGATCTCGTTGAACCTCTGCTGAAGGCGCTCGCCGATACGGTCAGGGAAGCTCAGCACGCGCCCGTTGTCGTTCGCTGCCTCGCCTCGCTCCAGGCTGTACTTCTTGATCCCCAGGCCGTAGGCCGTGTCCTCGTTCTTCACCAGCTCACCCAGGCGCTCGTTGATGGCGTTGAGGGTCTTGGTGACGCCGGGCAGGGGCGTGTCGTGGGCGACGTAGGGTTTGCTCAGCGCCCGCTCTTCGACGTACTCGAAGAGCTTCTGCGCCGGGAGCGCCCGTCGTTGCTCCGGGGATAGCTCGCGGATCGCCCGGTCCAGTGTGTACAGCGCCCGGCGCTCGCTCTCCGTGCCCCGCAGAGCGCCCAGTCGGGCGATCAGTTCTTGCGCCACGCTGGCGGGAAGCAGCATCTTCTGGACGATGTCCTTCCCCTCCTCGCGGCCCATGACGCTGCGGTCTGACAAAACGTACGCGCCCGTCTCGGTGAGCCTCCCTCGTCCGACGGTCTTCATCGCGACGCCACTGAGGTCCAAGAACTGTGCGAGCGCCGACCGCTCCTGCGGGTCCATGCCCAGTGCCTTGCGCATCAGGTCGACGAACGCCTCCCAGGCGTTTGCGGCACGGGTGCCCAGGAACTCCTCAACCTTCCGGCTCCCCGGAATCCTGCGCATCTTCTCGCGGAATGCCGGGTTCGACAGGCCCTCCGCGATGAACTCCATCGTGTTGGTGCCGCCGTAGGCGAGGCCAATATCCGGCATGTGCTTCACGACGTGGCCGAGGAGGTGGTCGAACGCGAGGTGCAGCCCTGCGTCCTTCTCCATCGCAGCTACGGTCGCGGCGTGAGCCGCTTCGTGCAGGAACACGTGGACGCCGTTACTCGTCGGGAACATCGTGATGAAGCCGGGGCGCGTCTTGGTGCCGAACGCGTAGTGCCCCGTCGCGCCGTTCGCGACCCCGTGGGCCTTCTGTTCGACCGTGGTGCTCGGTGTTACGGTGCCCACTGCCCTGGCCACCGCGATGGTCGCTTCGTCTTTGAGCAGCGGTGCGATCAGCTTGGCGAGTTCCCCCACCGTGCTGTGCGGGTTGGCCTTCAGGCGAGCCGTCATGGCCTTCTGCGCGTCCACCTCGTCGGTCAGGGCGAGGTACTGGTCGCGCGTGTGGTCGAGCATCTTCAGGAGGCGCATGGCGGTCTCGGACTCCTCCTGGCTTCCGGACAGGTGCGCCGCGATGAGATCGGCCGTCTCCGCGTCGGCGTTCTGGCCTTCTTGGAGCTTGAACGAGGCGATGCGGGCGGTGGATACCAGTTCTGGGTACTTCAGCGCGAGGCTCTCCGTAAGCGCTGCGTCAAAGTGCCGGTTCTCAAGGAAGTCAACAGCGCGCTGCAGCCCCTTGGCGTCGGTCGACTCCTTCAGGGACTTGATCAGGGCGGCATCACCAGAGCGGGCTTTCGTCAGGAATGCCGCCTTCTTGGCGGCTACGACTTTTGGGCTTGGGGTGCCCTCCTCGTCGTAAGCACTCAGCGGCGGGCCGTCGTCGGGCTCCGCTGCGCGGCTGGCGGGGGCGTCCTTCGGCCGGCGGCGCGGGCCTAGCAGGCTCGGTGCACCGCCGCCCTCGCGCTTCTCACCACCGTCCGTGTTGATCGGGCCACGCCCAGTCGCGTCGAGGTCGCGGCCGTTCTGGAACGTCGGGCCGAAGGGGTCGAACTCGCGTTGGCCGGTGCCCAGGTCTTCGAGCTTCGTTTGCCCTTTCAGGGCGGCTGCGGTCAGTCGCTCCATCCGGTCCACGAGGGCTGAAAGCTGCGGGGCGAGGTCCGCAACGTCGCCTTGGCCGTCAGCCGCCATAGCCTTTGTCAGCCGCTGGATCTCCAGGCCGGTTTTGGCAATCCGCTCCGCGAGCTTCTTCCTGCTCGGGCCTTGCAGGCCGCGCTCCACCCCGCCCTCGAACCCGGTCGGGTCGGCGCGCTCGTTTCCGGCGGACGAGGGGTCTTCTCCTAGGTTCTCTCGGTTGCCGATCTCCTTCAGCTTCTTGATGCGCTCGGCGTATTTCTTCCGTGCCTCGGCGTACGCATCGCGCACGTTGTCGGAGGTCAGTCGCACGCCCATGTCCTTCAGTTCGGAGACATTGGCTTCCCCCTCCTTCTCGGCGGCGTCCTTCAGCACTTTGATGCGGTCGTCGGCTTTGTCGGCCCTTGTCCGTACGTCCATCTTCCGCGCCTCGCCCCAGGTCAGCGGCGTCTTGCCGATGTGGGCGATGACTGTTGCGTCAGGGATGTCGAACGCCTTGCCCTGGTACTCCTGCACGGCGGCGACGCCCTCCATGAACATGTGCGCGGCGCGGTAGCGCTGGCCCAGCTCGTCAATCGGGCTGTAGCGGTCCTTCTCCTTGAAGCGCTCGGCCATCGCGCGAGTGATCTTCACCGCGTCCAGCTTCAAGTCGTCAACCTCCAGGCGCGAGGGTGAGCGGCCGTGGGCCTTCGTGTCCAGGCGCACGGCGTCCAGCTCGTCGGCCGTCATGCTGAGGTGGCTGTTGGACGCCTCGGACACGGCTGCGCCGTACTTGCCGATCTCTTCGTCGGCGTAGCGCTGGGCCTCGTCGAGCCCCAGGTCAGCGGCGAGGCCACGCTTCACCAGCTCGGTGTGCATGTCCTTCACGAGGGGGTGGTCCATGCCCAGCTCTTCAGCGCTCGCGTAGCGGACCTTGCGGTCGGGGTTCGCGGCCTGCGCCTTGTCGATGGACTGCGTGATCGCCGGCTGGAAGCCAGCCTTGCCGGGGTCGTCGTCAGCGTTCAGGTGCAGCTTCTTCTGGTAGACCGCCAGCTTCGTGCCGCCGACCACCTCGGTCAGCGCGTCGCCGCCGTGCTCGCCGAGCGGGTTGCCCTCCTCGTCGTACTTGACCCGGGCCTTCTCGGCGCGGCTCTCGGTCTGCTTCACCATCGACTGCACGGCCGCCAGCACGGTGTCGGCCTTCTTGCCGAACATCTTGGTCAGCTCGTCCTTCACGCGGGTGTCGCGGAAGCGTTGACGGGCAGCGGAGCCGGTGTCCTTCTGCGGGCCGGTCGTGCTGGCCCACTTGAGCATCTCGGCGGCAGCTTCGCGCAGGTCGCTCACGTGCACGGAGTCGGGGCCGTCGATGAGGCTCTCACGCATCGTGTCGATCAGCCGGCCGTGCTTCTTCTGCACGTCGACGAGGTTGTTCACCTCGCTGAAGAACGCCTCCACCTTCGCCGGGTCGGTGATCTTCATCGCGGTGTGGACCTTGTCCAGCATCTCGGCGGTGTGTTCACCGGCCACGTTCAGCAGGCTCATGTACGTGTCCACCGACACGGGCTTGTCCGCCGACATCTCGCTGATCAGTCCACGCAGTGCGGGGGCCAGCTCGTTGATCGCTGAGTTCCGCTGCTCGCGCGCGCCGTTGCGCTGCGCTTCGGGCATCGAGCTGAAGTCGTCCTCCAACAGGTGCGGCAGGCGCTCGCGCAGGAACGGGCCGATCACGTCCTTCACGACCTTGTCGACGCCGGCGTAGTCCTCAGACTTCTTCGTGTCGCCCTTGTCGGCTTGGCGCTCGGCGCGCATCCGGTCGACGCCCATCTTGAACCCCGAGACCGCCAGCCGTCCAGCGGCCGCTGCGTCCTTCGCCTTCTTCGCCGAGGCGATGTAGGCTTGGTTCGCCCGGTCGCCCAGGTTCGTCATCGCCGTCTTGAGGGCCTCGCGGCGCTCGGGCGGCATGTTGGACTCCCACAGCTCCTTCGCCATGTCGCGGATGGAAGCCAGCCGGCCCTCGTCGTCGATCTTGATCGCTTCCTTGAGGGCTTCGCCCTGCTTGCCGACGAAGTTCTTGGCGTTGGCGAACTCCTCGCTGTCGGCGATGCGGTCGATCATTCCCTTCGTGCTCTTGCGGGCCTTGTCGAAGGCGCTGGTCACGGCATCGACCGCAGCACCAGCGTCGTCGCGCGCTTGGCCCAGGTCGTAGCCCTCAACCTTCGCCCGCGCGGCGTCCATGCCCTTCGTGGCCATGTCCTTCGCGCTGCCGACGAAGCTCGATGTCTTGCCGCCCAGGTCATAGCCGTCAGGGCCGAGTGCCTCGCCCACGGTCTCCTTGAGCCCGGTGGCGCGGCCAATCAGGGACTTCGCGCCGGCTTGCAGGGGCTTCGCGGCCGAGCCGACGAAGCCCTTGATCTGCTCGCCGTTGGAGTGCAGCAGCTCCGCGCCCGTGCCGATGCTGCCCATCGCTGCGCCGCCGGCCAGCCCGCCCACGGCGTTCTCGGCGATTGCGTCGTAGTCGAGCGCGGCGTTCGGGTTGAACGCCGTCTGCTTGATCGCCTCGCCCGCGCCCTCAGTCACGCCCTCCAGGCCCATGTCTGCAGCACCGCGCCCGAGGATCTTGCCGGTGCCTTGCTTCGCGACGGTCTTGGCGGTGCGCCCCAGGATCTTGCCGGCCACGAGGCTGGGCACGACCGCTTGGGTCGCGGCGCTGACCGCGCCGCCCAGGCCTGCGTCGAGCAGGCGGTCGCCGGCCGAGCGCTGCATCTGCGCCGGGTCGAGCATCTGGCGCTGGGCGATGTCGCCTGCCTCGAAGGGCGTCAGGGCGGTGGCGCCGGCCAGCATGCCGGGGATCGCCCCACCGCCCGTGGCCAGGGCTGCTGCGCCGCCTATGGTCGCGTAAGGCAGGCTTTGGCCCACCATGCCCCCAGCGTAGTCCAGCGCGTCACGGACGCCGTTCACGTCCTTGTAGGATGTGATGCGTGGGGCCGTCTCCTGGGCCTGCAGCGCAAGGCGCTGGGCTTCGGCGTAGCGGGCCTTGGCGAACTCGTCTGCGCCCGCAGCCTCGCCCACGAGGCCGGTAACTGCTTGAAGCTGGGAGCCAGCGCCCAGCGTGCCGGCGCGAGCCCCGCGCACGATGTTGCTGTCGTTGGCGAAGGGCACGCCCTCGGGCGTGACGCTGTTGCGCTGGATGATGTCCAGGCCCAACGGGTCGTTGCTCATCAGCGGGCTCCCTTGAGTTCGTCGAAGCGGTTCGTGCGGGTCTTCAGGTCGGGTAGGAGCGGATTGGAGGTGCCCTCGTCGTAGCGCAGGTCGGTGACGGGCATCGAGCCGCCGCCACGCAGCCGGTACTGGTCCTGCGTGATGCCTCGGTCCACACCGACCACGTCATAGTCGGCCGGGTTGTCGGACTGCACGTGCGTGCCGGCCCACGGGTTGAAGCGGCTGGCCCCTTCCTTGTTGCGTTCCTTGACCTCCAACTGCAGCGTCATGCGCTTCAGGGCCGCATCGTCCAGGCTGGCGACACCCTTCTCACGCAGGGTCGCCGCGCGCTTCTGCGCCTCGGCGTAGTCGGGCGAGTTCTGCGGGATCGCTTCGAGCTGGGCGATGCTGCCGGCGATGGCACTCATGATGCCGGCACTCATGGACGCCACGCGGGCCGCGTCGGGCTTGCCGTCCGCTCCCGGGTACAGCGTGCCCAGGCGCGCGTCCATGTCCTTGACTGCTTGCTGGCGGTTCTGGAAGTTCTGCTGCGCCGCATCCTTGCCCAGGCGGGCCACGTCGAGCTGGAACTGCCGGTCGTTCTGCATCTGCTGCATACGCCCCTGCTGGCGGGCCGTGGCAGCGGTCAAGTCCTGGCCCCGGGCGCTGATGTCCTGGCCGCGCATCGCCACCTCGGCCTGCAGCCGCGAGCTGTCTCGCGCGCCAATGTTGCCTCGCTCGGTGATGTCCTGGCCGCGCCGCGTCACGTCACGGTTCGCTGCGTCGGCGGCGTTCTGGTTGTCGAGGGCGATCATCTGGCGCTTGTCTTGGTGGGACAGCCCGCCCGCCTTCATGCGCCAGCCCAGCAGTGCGTCGCGCTCCGGGGCGTCGGTCTTGGCGCGGAGGTCGTCCTCCATGCGCGAGCCGCGAGCGCCGATAACTGCGACACCTGTCTGCATCGGCTGCGCGGCTTCACCCGCCGCCTTGCGGGCCAGAGCCGCCTCGATGTCAGCGCGGGGCATCCCCGGCACCGTGCTCACCGTACCGCCCTGCTTGAGCTGCGTGCCGTCCTCGTTGACCATGCGGGCGTTCGGGCCGACGTTCTTGCCGCTGTAGGTCACCGCGCCGGTCTTCGGGTCGCGGGTCTTGTAGATGTCGCCCTCGGTCATGCTCCCCGGCAATGTGCTGGGCACGCCGTTCAGCGTGTCGCGCAGGCTGGTGGACTGCTGCACCGTGGGCGGGTTCACGAATCCGCGGCCACCGCCGGCCTCACCGGGGCGGAAGCTGGGGGTGGTGCTCGCGGAGCCTGGGAGTCGGCCGAGCGGCTGGGGGTCGCCAGCCCGCGCCCGCGCCTCGGGCGACAGCACGACGCCGCCGCCAGGGCCTGCTACTTCGGGCACTCCCCACTCCTGGCCCACCGCCGAGCCGGCCCTGCGGACGAGCGAGTTGACCTGCCCGCCGATTGCGTGGTCGAGGAACGGGTCGGTGCGGACGCCCTTCTCGTAGACCTCGCTGCCGATTGCGTCGCCGACCGTGTACGCGGCCATGGCCAGCCCTGCCCCCGGCCCGCTGAGCGCCGCGAGTCCTCGCTTCGCTGCCGTCTGCCCTGCGGCCGCTGCAGCCCGCACGCCAGCCGGTGCGCCCGGCACGGGGCCGCTCGGCCCTTTGGGGAGTTGCGACACGCCCGGAGCCTGGGGGTGCGGGCCGACGCCACGGTTGGCATACGCGCGGCCCTCACCGGAGAGACCGTCCGTGCCGATGTTCGGGTTCGGCCGTGCGCCTTGCTGCGCGCGGCGGAAGTCGTCCATCGTCCGCTCGGTGGCCTCGCCCACCGGGATGCGGGTGCCCCCGGCACGCCGCCACTGCTCCATGTCGATGTCGTTGACTTCGAGCCCGGGGATTCCAGCCATGTCTTTCTCCTTCGATCTAACTTAGATTGTAGGCTTCACGGATCGAACGGGGGCCACTCGATAGTCGCCTCGCCCTGGTAGTTGTAGGAGACCCCGGAGTTGATGCTCCCGGTCAGGTTGGTCGTGGCGTGGGCCATGCCGTAGGCGCTCGACGCAAGCTGGGCGAAGGTCTGAGCCCCCACCTTCGCGGCGTCCAGGCGCGCGGCATTGGTTGTCAGGATCGCGTCGCTGTTGATCTTCGCGGTCTGCAGTGTGACGTTGACGCCCGCCTCGTACTGCTTCATGTTCGATTCCCACACACGGGTCTCGATGTTCGCCTTCGATTCGATGGCCGCAGCGGCAGCGCGGTAACCGTCCAGCAGCGAGCCGCTCTGCTTGGCCAGGGCGTCCATGCGCGCGGTCTCAGCCCCCACTGCCGTGCGGTAGCCGTCCCACTGCGCGACGTAGGAGCGCACCTTGGCGTCGTACTCGGCGAGCTGGGCGCGGGACTGTTCGATCTGGACGCCGACGATCTGCTGCCACGTCGTCGCCTTCGTCTTGTACACATCGAGCACAAGCTGCTCGCCCTGCACCGACGCCTTGTAGGCTTCCACCTTCGCGGTCTCGGCGTTGACCTGGGCGATGTAGGCGCGAACCTGCTCGCCGGCAGCGCTGATCCGGATCTGCTCCATCTGCATCAGCGTCTGGGCTGCGCCGACCTGGGCGCGGTAGATCTCCACCTGGGTCATCGTCGCTTCGATCTCGGCCTTGTAGCGGTCGACGATGGCCTTGTTCATGTCGGCCTTGGCGCTCTCGGCGTCGATCTGGGTCTTGTAGACCTGAACCTTGAGTTCCTCGGCGTTGATCAGGGTCTTGTAGTTCTCGGCGTAGATCTGCGCGCGTTGCAGCAGCGTCTTGAACTGCTCAATCGCGGCGTTGTGGACTTGGATCGCGTTGTCGGCGTACTGCTTGGCGGTCTCGAAGGTGAGCTGCTCCAGCTTGAAGCTGTAGTCGATCAGCTTGCCTTCCAGATCCATGCCGGCGGCAATGGTGTCCTTCAGGTTGGCCTGTTCCATTTCGGCCTGCTTGATCATCACGTCGCGCGACAGCTCCGACAGCTTGTCGTAGTAGTTCGCCTGCGCCTCGCGCAGTTGGGCGGCGGACACGCCGGCCGGGAGGTGGAAGCCCAGCGCCTCGCTGTTGCGCATCACCTCGGCTTCGTTGCTGAGGGCGATCTTCGTCTCGCGCGTGCGGGCGCGGTCCCAGATCGCCTGCTCGACGGTCGGGTCCAGCCCGGTGCCGCCGGCCAGCCGGTCCAGCAGCTTGGCCTGCAGTTCGGTCAGCAGCGCAGAACTGTAGTCCGCGCCGACGGAGTAGCTGAACGGTGTCGGCGCAGCCAGGGTCAGCGTGGGGACCGCTTCCAGTTCAGCCTGCCAGTCCAGATGGAGGTCCAGGCCCGCGAAGGTCACCGTCTCAAGGGTCAGGAGCGTCGGCGCGGTGATCGTGTCGATGGTCGGCGCGTCGGGCACCGTGATCGTGGCGATGGTCGGGATCGTCGGCATCGAGCCGTAGCTCACGCTCGGCGCGGTCGGCAGCGTGATGACTGGCGGGATCTCCGTGAATTCGTCGAAGACGATGGCGTCGGGTGCCGCCGCCAGCGCGGGCGGGGCCGTGCCGGGGTCGGTGAACTCGATGGTCGGCAGCGTCGGCGTGGCTGGCAGCGCGGAGATCGTCGGCGCGGCCAGCGTCGTCCACTGCACGCTGATCTGTGGCGCAGTGAACAGCGAAGACTCCATCGAGTTGATGAAGTCTTCGGCCTTCGCGGTGGCGCTCGTGGCATATGCCTGCGCGGTCGAGAATGCGGTCGAGACTGAGTCGGCTACGGCGCCCATGTTCAGATCCTCCGGGTCGTGGAACTGGCCAACTCCACGCTGATCTTGTCGAGCGCGAAGTCCTGGCCAGCAGTGTTCTTGAATCCGAAGCCCAGCAGGGTCTCGAAGATGCCCTTGCCGGGCGTGCCCCTGGCCTCCAGGCCTGCCCGCATCACGACGGGGTACTCGTAGGTTGCGGCAGCTTCAACTACCAGTGCGCCCGTGCCCGTGCCGATGGGCAGGGTGAAGTACACGCAGCCGGGGCGCTTCTTCACGGGCGTGCCCATCTGCGTGCGGCCGGTGCGTACCTCGCTGACGATTGTTGAGGCCACGTCTCGCTCGCCACCGAATGCATAGAGTCCTACCGCTGACCCGCCGTGCGTGGGCGTGACTGCGTGGAAGTCGAAGCCGGCGTACTCAGTAACGGCTCCGGTCAGCGTGTTCATGACGATGGCGTTGCTCATATCGAGACCAGTGAGGTTGTGGCGTTGTCCTTCAGCTTGAGCTGAGTGGTGAGTGGGATGCCGAGCACCTTCTGCAGGGGCGTGACGCCGAGGGTCGAGACCGCGAACGTCCAGCTCTTGTCGCCAGTGGCCCCGCCTTGGTACTCGGAGCCGTCGAAGTCGATATGGATGACGATGCCGCCAGAGATCGGGTCTTTCGCGGCCTTGGCCGTGAAGAGTAACACGGGGTCAACGGGGTCCGCCACTTCGTCACGTGCGGTGTCGAAGGGAAGTGGTATCGTCGCAGGGGACGATGGTGGCGAGTGTACCTCGTAGGTGTCCGTCTGCTCGTAGGTTTGGTAAGCCATCGTGCTGGACGGGAGCCAGGAAGTCGGCCCCAGCAAGTTGTAGTGGCTTGGCGGACCTACAGGGTCGTTTATCGCGGTGTGCAGGTCTCCGATCTGAGCCTTCAAGATCGCCCTCCCCAGGGGAATTTCGACCGGCACTCGCTCGTCGACTGGCCTGCCGAATGTGTCGGGCGTAGTCTGGTTAGGGCGAATGGCGAACAGCGGTTGGGTCGAGTACGGGGCTCCGTACCACTTGTGGAAATAGACCGCGTCATCGAATCCCGGCAGGCTGGGGGTGGAGTAGTGGTCGATGCCCCCGGCCCCGCCAGAAGCGTTGTAGCTTCCGTCTGCGGCGGAAGGAGACAGGCTGAGGATGTAGTGTGCGTCGGGCCCTGTCGGCCCCCATGCTCCGGTCGTCGTGGTCAGGTCCGCGAACTTCGTCGTCCACTTCTCTTCGCTCTCCTCCGTCAGCGTGTAGGTCGGCAGCACCCGCGTGGCCCGTTCACGCATCGTGGCCTTCGTGGCGAACGGCGGGATGTCCGCCGAGAAGACCTCCACGCCGTCCTGGCGCAGCACCAGCTTCACGGTGCGTTGGGTCTCCGTGATGTAGGCCGACAGGTCGCCGATGGCCGGGGGCCAGAGCATCTCGGGGTCCGTGCCCAGGTCTTGCGTGCCGTTGATCGCGTGGCCGATTGCCACGTCTACGCTGGCGGTGAAGCGCATCTCGGGGTCGTGCCACAGCAGCGTGCGCGTGGTCCGGTCGATCCGGCCCGAGTATTCAGCTGACGCGCTCTCGACCAGTTCTTCCGCCTCGAAGTGCCTTACGGAGTACATCTCGTACGCACCGGTTAGGTCGCAAGGGATGGTCGCCTCTCCGCTGACCGACGTGAAGAAGGTCAGCGTGCTGGATGAGAAGATGAAGAGGATGTGGGGGCTCCCTCCCATGTCGGGCAGAGGGGGCACTGCTTTGAATTGTTCGGCGCTTACTCGCTTCACAGTCTCGTGGAGGTACAGACGTTCCTCTAGGCGCGCAAACGTCCCCCACCCGAAGTTGATCTCCTCCGTGGTGGTCTGGTCCCACCGTTGGGTGTTTTCGTCCGTCGTGGTCAGCTTGGTCGGGGGGCGGACCTTGAATGAGCTGTAAATGCTCATCACGTCTATTTGCACGTTGGGGCCGAAGTCGCGAACTCCCTCCTCGATCCTTACGCTGTTGCCCCCTGAGTAGGTGAGGAATTTGGTGGTCCCGAGCACCTCCTGGACCTCAGACCCGTCGAGGTCCATGTGAATGCCATACAGCTCGTTCTTGTCGGTGTCGGCCAAGTAGGTCAGGCTGGTCTTGGTCTCCTCCCATCGGGCCATCAGGTTGAGCGTTCGCGAGAAAACCTCGGTGGTTGGGGGGATGCCCCGCACGTAGTACCCCTGGCAGACCACAGGCTGCAGCTGGCACCCGCCCGCGACGGTCACCGTCTTCACGCCCGAGGCCACCACCTCGTCGGCGGTGGGCGTGAGTACGCCGGTGATGTCCGCCTCCACGGAGAACGTGCCCGTGCTCGCCGGGTCGAACACGAAGCGGACCAGGGTGTCCTTGTCGTCGCCCACCGCCACCGCGCTCGTGCCCTCCGGGTGGATCGCCAGCCGGCGGTCAGCCAGCAGCGGCAGCGGCAGCGTGAGGCTGTAGGTGATCGGGCCGATGTAGTCGCCTGTGTCCAGCGTCACCTTGTCCTGCAGTCCGAACAGCGCAGCTGCGGGGCCACTCCAGACCACCGCACTGCCGCTCGAAGGGGAGATGTGGTACAGCCGCCGGCCGACCGACGACTCGGCCACGAACGGCGGGGCGATGGCGCTGGGCACGTGCATCGCTCGCACCGTCAGGTTCATGCGCGTGCAAAACGGGCCGGCGATGCTCGCGCCGATCCAGCGGTAGGAAGCCGGCCTGCGCCATAGCAGGTGCCCACCGATCATCTCCTCCAGGCGGATGGCACGCCAGCGCCCTTCCCCGCCTGACATGACCAGTGCGGGCACGGGCACGAAGACCCCGGGTGAGGTCTCCTTGCGCCAGCCCTCGACGGCCAGCCCTGCGAGCGTGGTGAAGAGGATACCGATGCCGGCCAGCGGCGGCTCGGTGGGCTGGCCAACGGGCCACACGTCCACGAAGTCCAGGTCGCCGATGTTCATGATCCGCACGCGCGTGCCGTCTGCAAGCTGGCGCTCACGCGAGCGGTAGCCCATGCGCGTCGGCTCGAACTCCGCGACGAACCGGGCGAACAGGTCGTGGACGCCTTGGCGTTGCGACGGCAGCAGGCCGTCCGACGTAGTGGACTTGTCGGGCCAATGCACCCGCACCATTGGCGGCGGGCACCCCAGGCGCGCAAGGTCGTTGATCACTGCGGCACCGCCATGTACTGCGGGATCTCCCGCTCGACGCGGAACGTGGCCGACACCTCGGTCACGTCGGTGGCGTAGCGCCCCTCAGTCAGCCGCTCGACAGCGCCACTGTTGAATCCGGCGACCAGTAGGCGGTCGGCGATGCATACCATCGCCCGCCCGTCGCCCACGCTGTCGCCGCGTTTGATCTGCTCGCCGCGCACCTCGACACCCGAGCCCAGCACCGTGCGGCCCGCGACGACTTGGCTGTAGACCAGCTTGTCGAATTCCACGCCGCGCAGGAACGCCAGCTCTTTCTCGGTGCCGACGTAGATCCCGTCGTCCACCGGCTGCAGCAGCGTGATGTCGGCGGTGAACTGCTTGAAGTCGCGGCGCGGGTCGAACAGCTCCCAGCGGTTCGGTAGCGAGGCCCACAGCACCGAGCCCTGCGCCACCAGCGCGCGGCCACGCCAGAATGCCTGCACGGTGCCGACCGGCGCAGGAATGAGCTGGTCCGTGCGGCAGGGCGTGGTAAGTGCGTTGTTCTCGCCGACGTAGGTGAAGGTCGAGCCGGTCGTGCTGCCGGCCAGGAACCCATCGCCGCCGTTGTGGCTGGTCAGGTAGACGTTCGTCTTGTACCCGGCCAGGGTGGGCAGGCCCGTCAGCAGGATGCCGCCCTGCGTGACGGGTGCGGGGTTCGACAGGATGTTGCCGCCCTCCGCGTTGTCGGCCAGCCGCACGTGCGTGAGCATCCACTGGTAGTCGCCAGCGAACAGCGAGCCAGGTACGTCGGTCAACGCGCCGACACTGGCGGGCACCGGCACGCCCCAGCCCGTCATCGTCAGCCCGTCCGTGATGCCGTTGATGTTGCCGTTGCTGAACGACACGCGGCCGTCAGGCAGGTTGCAGTACCAGACGCGCGCCACGCTCAGCCCGCTGTAGAGCGTGGTCACGGTGCCGTTCGGGAAGCGCGAGATCAGGTCGCCGTTGCGCGTGGCCAGCATGAAGCCGTCCGCCTGCCACAGGTTCTTGTAGCACTCGGCCACGACCTCGCTGTAGCCGCGCCGCCGACGCAGCCCGCCGGTCAGGTCGATGTCCACGTCGGTGGCGATGCGCAGCTCGTTGGCTTTGAGCCGCTCGCTGGGGGCGATGTTGTTGATGCCCCGGAACTTGTCGAACGTCAGCATAGGATGCTCCTCGAAATGGTGGGCGCGCCGAACGTCGTGCTCGGGGCGATGTGACGCGCGTGAACGCGCCAGTGGGTGCTGGGTGTGCCGAAGTTGCCCACGACGAAGCCGCTGGCCCGCTGGCCCAGGCGCTCGCGCGCGGCGATGGGCATGCCGAACCGGGCCGGCACGTACAGGCCGGTGGCCCGTTGGAGCGGGGCGGTGTAGGGCTGGCCGAACCTGGGGCCGGCGTTGAGGCCCTGGGCGAGGTAGGTGTTGGGCCGGTAGGTCGACGGCGTGCCCCAGCGTGCAGCCGCGAATCCCGCCGCCCGTTGCCCCGCCGCTGCCAGGGCCGTGCCAAACAGCGTGGCCCTGAAGCCGGGGGCGTGGGCCGTGCCGAGGGTTTTCCCGGCCCCGAACGTGGTGCTGGGCGTCCAGGCGGCGACTGTTTGGGAAACCCGGGCCTTGGAGACCCCGAACGCCGTGAGGGCCACCCCAGCCTGGGTCTGCCGCCGCGAGGCCCGCGCAGCCCCGAATTGGCCCGTCTGCGCCCCCGTGGCGGTGGCGTAGGACTTCGTGGTGGGCGTGCCGAAGTTGCCGGGGGCGATAAACACCGCCCCGTGCTCGGTTTGGCGCAGCGCCCGGTGGGTGCCGACCTGGGTGACCTCGAAGGCCAGGGCCGTCGCAGTCAGGTGCTCGCCGACGCCGTCCACGCGCGGCAGGCCGAAGGCCGTGGCGTGCAGCGACGTGGCGCGGCCGACCACGTCCATCCCCGGCACGAACGGCAGACCGAAGCGGGTCAGGTCGAAGGCCACGGCCCGCGCGGTCTGTGGGAAGTTGGGGATGCCGCTCCATGTGGCCACTGGACGGCCCATACCGCCCGAACGGAACCCGCGGGCGATCAGCAGCCGTTGCGGCAGGCCCCACTGGGTCGTGGGCGCGATGCCTGTTGCGACGCCGAGGGTGCTGCGGCGCGGGGTGCCGAACACCACGGTCGGCGCGATGCCGTCCGGTACGCAAGGCGGACCCCAGGCGTAACGGGCGTTCGGGGTGCCAAAGGTCGGGGCGAGCTGCTGGCCGGTGGGCTGGACTTCGACAAGGTGCGGGGCGCGCGGGGCGCCCACGTTGCCGAACTGCGAGCCGGTGGCGCGCACCGTGGTCAGCGCGATGAATGAGCGCCACTCATAGGCTGCGGTGGGGTAGCTGATGTCAATCGAAGCGGACATGCCGCCCGACAACACGGGCTCGGTGTTCGGCTCGATGAAGTAGCCCGCGCCGTCGTCGTCTTGCTCGAAGGCCGTAACTTGGAACCAGTGCTGGAGCGACGAGGCGACTCGCTCAGCCACGACCTGCACCGCGCCGGGGGTGAAGCGGTAGGCGACGGTGACCCCTCCAGCGGCAACCGGCGCGGTGTCGAAGCGCAGGATGGCTACAGCGTCCTCGCCCGCGCCCGCTTTTTGCCAGAACATGTCCGCGATTTCCGTCGCGCTTGTTTCCGCCGGCCGGTTGGCGGACAGGATGAGTGAGGGCGTCGACACTGTGCCGAACCAGCGCTGCAGGCGCTCCTGCCCTGGCGTGAGGGCAAGACCTACTGGGTAGTCAATGGCGCTCGTATCGGCGATGGTGCCCTTGTAGAGCGCCACACCCCCAGCGGACGACACGCCGATGCGGGTCTCGGTGCCTCCTTCCAACGGGGCGAGGCCGAGGTCGAGCAGTGCATGCGCGCTGCCTCCCGAGATGCCGCCGCTCAGCGACGTATAAGGGTCCACGCCGATCTCGGCTGCCCAGGTGTTGTATGAGTGCTCGACTCGCCCGATGGACGGGCTCGCTGCGTCCATCAGCCCGCCGTCGAACAGGCCCAGCGCCTTGGTGTTCGTGGCCAAGTCGCGCACGTCGCTGACCGCGCCGCTGACCTTTGGTCGGCCGACGCGCGTCACCTTGCTTCCGGCGGCAAACGCCCAGTCGAGCACGTCATCCCTGGCGTTGAACTGGTATACGCCCATCGTGCTGAGCACCGAGGCCATGCCGCCCGAGACGGCGAGGCTCGTGCCGATGTACGTCGCCATCGTGCCGTACTGGTTGGTCGTGTAGACCAGAAAGCGTGGCGTGTCGGCTGTGGCGTATTCCCTCTCGGCGACGACCTCCAGGGTGCCGCGCCCGATGCGCAGCGCGAGCGACAGCGGGTAGCCGCCCGAGCCGTCGTCGTTGCGCATATAGAGGATCGCCTCGTCGGCAGTCTTCTGCCACTTCGAGGCGGTGACGCGGCCACTGCCCGCGGTGGCGCTCTTTACGTTGATGACCAACGACGGCGGCGAAGCCGTGCAGTAGATCGTCTGCGACTCTTGGCCCCCGGGCGAGTCACCTACCATCGTGCGGGCGGCGATGGTCGTGTCCTCCGGAGACTTCCGGTAGAACGCCACGCCCCGCGTGGCGAACAACATGCGGGTCTCGGCGCTGTTCTGCAGCGGCGGGAAGCCCAAGTCGACCAGCGAGCCGTTGCTCGATCCGGTCGCGTTGCCGCCGAGCGAGTCAGTCGGGTCGACGCCCAGCTCAGCGGCCCAGGCCGCGTAGGCAGCGAGCGTCGAAGCGTGTGAGGCAGACGCGGCTGTGGCGAAGCCGCCGAGCACGGGGGCACCCGTGCCCACGTCCAGAGTCTCGTGGGACTTCGTCGCGCCGTAGCTGATGCCGAACGGCGTACCTCGCGCTCCGGTCTGGAAGCCGATCTCGTTGTTCGGCACCTTCGCGAGGCCGAACGTCGTGGCCACCCAGGTGAAAGGGGCCGCGAACAGCGGCGTGTTGCCTGGGTTGCCGAAGTACGCCGCCTGCCAGCCGCTGACCGGCTGCGTCAGCCGGAGCCCGGGGGTGCCGAAGGTCGGGGCGGCGTTGATGCCCAGCGCCCGGCCGCGATCCCAACTGAACAGCGCGCTGCCCGGCGTGACCGTGTAGAGGGAGCCGTCCCAGTCGAAGACCAGGGCGTTTGCTGCCGGCGGGGTATAGCTCATGCCGCCGTCAGTCGGTCGAGGACGAGCGCGTTCTCCGTGTTCGCCGGATCAAGCGCGACGGCGTAGTAGTTCGACGTGTCCGCTGCGTCGAGCCCGCCGAACAGGAACGTGCCGTCGCCAGCCGTGCGCGTTGCGGCGATGATGCCGCCGGTCACTCGGTAGTAGAGCCGCACGATGGCGTCAGGGACGGGGAGCCCCGCCTTGAGCGCGACGCCACTCAGTTCCGCCGTGCGCGAGCCGCCCGGGTGGAACTTGTAGGCCCACCACGTGAGCCCTTGCGTGACCGAACCCCCGACGCGCGGGCACTTGATGGCGACGGCGTTCGTTGCCGCCCACACGTCGAGCGCCTTCGCGAAGTGGTTCCGGCGGTGAACGCCGATGGCGCCCAGGTCAGCCACGTCAGAATCCGCCCCACGTGTCCGAGGTCTCGATGAAACACTGCTGCGCGCCGACAGCCTGCAGGTCGACTGCCTCGAAGGTGCGGCCTGCCAGGATGCCCGTGCCGCTGAAGGTGTCGCCGTCAGTGAGCGGGTGGTCATGGCACGGGCACCAGACGCCAGGAAGCAGGGCACGGGTGCCTTCAGCCACCGTACCCTCGCTGATCCAGACTGGGGCCTGTACGAGCGAGCCCTCGATTGGGTTCGGGTAGGTCGAGCCTGCGGAGCCCATGGTCGTTGAGCCGATGCGCGGGGCGTCCGAGAACTTGCCCACTTGCTTCGAGGTGCCGACCTGGGTGTAGGGGCGAGCGACGTAGTGGCCGGTGTTCACGCCCATCGTGGCGCTCAGCGCCGAGAAGTTGATCGTCGAGCTGGCAGCGGAGGTCTGCGCGATCATCAGCGTGTGGAACGCGTCCGCCGCCTTGTAGGAGACCGGGTCGCCGAACGCGGTGACGAACGTGTTGGCTGCGGGCTTGATGAACAGGTAGAAGATCTTGCCGTCGCTGAACATCTTCCACGGAGCGGCCGCGCCCTTCTCCAAGTACGCACCGCCTGAGACCTGGGCGGCGGTGGGGAACGGTCCGGTGCCCGTGTTCACGTCGGACATCGTCTCGTAGCCGACGATGCGCGCCGTGGTCGTGCTCGTGTCGTCGACCCGCAGGTAATACTGGTTCGTGCCCGCAGGCTGGCGGTAGGCCGCGAGGTTCGTGCCGGTGTAGGGCTTCGTCCAGCCCATCGTGGTGACGAGCAGGTAGTCGAGCAGCGTGATCATCGACCCGGCAGCAGCGGCCAGGGCCGGTGCGCCGCCGTCCGTGCTGCGCTTGATGTAGATGGTCACGATGCGTCCTTACAGGCTGAAGATCTTGTAGGTGCCGTTGTCCCACTGCACGGTGATGTCGCCGCCGTTGGTCGCCAGCGGGAAGCCGGTGATCACGTCGATGAACGCCAGCAGCGGCGAGGTTGCGTCGGAGCCGGTGTCCTTGTAGAGCACCACGCACTTCGCCGTTGAGCCCGCGGTCACTGCGGCGTAGGTCACGTCGGCCGCGTCGAGCGCACCGCCGGTGACGGTCTTCGACGACAGCGCCTGGGGCGTGCCGATCACGTTCGAGCTGGCGGTAGACCAGAACTCGTCAGTGGCCAAGTTCTGTGTGTAGGACGTGCTGACCAGCGCGGCCTTGATCGTGTCCGACGAGAAGTTGATCGTCCCGGAGAGGATCTTCTCCTTGCCTTTGGTGTAGAGGGCGTTGGCCATGGTGCGGCTCCTGCAAAAAGTGGTTGAAGTCTAACGTAGATCGCAGATAGAAAGGTGCGCCCCCCCGCCTACCAAGGAACAGACGGCGGGGCGCGGAGGAGGGTTGGGTCCGAGGATTGGCAGCTCGTACCGCAGCAGCACCCTCCACTGGCTATCGCTGCGATTCCTCGCCGAGCACAGAGGCCCGGCATGTGTCGTACATCTCGCCCAGCTCGGTGGCCTTCAAGACCCACGCGCCGAACGAGTCGTCAGTGATCGGGGTCCGGGGCTGGCACGACGCCACTTGCAGCGGTGTCGGGCCGAGCGCCGGGGATGGCGGCGTTGAATGCGCGCACGCTGACAGGGCCGCTGCGGCAATCAGTGAAGACCAGTTTTTCACGGACTTCCTTCTCGATAGTTTGGTAGGTCGTGCGGTGGATGGGCTTGAGCTTGGCGATCTCACGCGCAGCGGCTTGCGCGCCGGCCTCGACAGCGATGCGCAGGTTCGCGTCCTGCTTGGCGTTGGCCGCGATCTGCCTGTCCTCGCCGACCCCGACACCGTAGAAGAACGCGCTGGCGCACATGCCGGCGGCGGCGAGGAGAGCGATGAGGTAGCCCACCATCACACGTACTCGATGGTGACCGCCTCGTTCCGCGCCAGGGCGTAGCGGATCTTGGCGAAGAGCTTGTCGAAGGCTTTGCGGCTGTTGCCCAGCGACTTCGCGTGGCGGTCCTCGCCGACCAGCAAGCACCCTTCGGTGTTTGCCGCCGTGTTGCCCGGGTGGATGCGGATGCCGGCGAAGCCCGGCACCTTGGGCACCTCAGGCAGGAGGTGGCCGAACCGGGCGCTCATTGTGACGATCACCCCGTAGGTGCCCACCGGGATGGCCGTCTCGCCCTTGATCTTCCACTTCTCCACCGGCACGCCGGGGATCTCGCGCACCGGGTCTTCGAGTGTCCAGCACTCGAACGAGCCGTCGATGCTCAACGAGCCGATGGTGACATCGGCGTCCTTCTGCAGGCGTTCAACCAACAGCTTCATTGCGGGGCTCCTCGTTTTGGAAGACAGCTGGGGGTGCGTACCTCCAGTACCGGGCGGTGACCGTCTGCACCAGGGCGGCAGCGCCCAGCAGAATCACGGTCGGCCAGTCAGTGCCGCCCCAGCCCAGGTATGGGCTGGCGGTGCTGATGATGGCGGCGAACGACAGGAGCCAGAATGCGAACCGGATCGCTGGCTTCGTGTGCTCGTTGGTGCGCACGAGGCGGCAGAAGCACGTCCACAGCAGGGCCGCGCAGGCCAGTTCGTGCGCGAGGTGCAAGATGCTCATTGCTCATCTCCCTTGGAGGTGGGGTTCACTCGCTGCGCCACCATCCGGCCGATAGCTTTGAAGATGCGGGGCCAGTCGTCGCCGATGGCCCCGACAGCCAGGGCGACGAGGCCCAGCGCGTGCTGCGAAGGCACCTTGAACTGGGTCTCGGCGAAGATCGCCAGAGGGGTGGTGATGATGGTGGCAAGAAAGAC